ACAAACAAGGACCTACAACTTATACAACACAACGTCAGTGCGAAATTGAAACTCGTTACAAAGAAACACAGAAGGAAGTATACAGTCATAGCACAGTTACTTTCAGCGATGAGAATGGTCGTAGCTATACGCTCAGTTTTCAAAAGAAGTAATTGACATGCACTAAATAAAGTGCTAATATAATAACGTAAACTAAAAAGGAGAAGTGCTAATACGGTTGATATAACCGTAAAAGGATAAATAAATGTATGAAAACTACATTAAAAGGATCCTTAGGATTAGTACACATAATGACTGACTTAACTGAAAAAGGTTATGAAGTCTTTACTCCACTTAGTGAGCATTCAACAGTTGATTTGATTGCTTACAAAGATTATAAGTGCGAACGCATTCAAGTTAAGTATAGAGAACCATATCGTAACAGAGTAGAGGTTCCTATGCACACAGTACAAAATGGTAAGAAAGCGCCATATGATACTAAAGAAATTGACTTGTTTGCAGTTTATTGTCCAAGTTGGGGCATTAAATATGTTCCACCAAAAGAAGACGGTAAAGGCTACTTTCTAAAAGAAGCAGACTTTACTAACGAATAGGAAGATTGGCCGAGTGGTTTAAGGCGGGGGATTACTAATCCCTTGTACGTGAGAGCGTACCGTGGGTTCGAATCCTACATCTTCCGCCAAGCGGGTATTGTGTAATGGTAAGACCTCAGATTTCCAATCTGATGATAGGAGTTCGATTCTCCTTACCCGCTCCAACAACAACTAAGGAGGACTTATGTTCTTTGGAGTAGCTCTAATCATGGCTTTGTTCGTCCATGACAATAAAGAGTTTTTCGACACAGTCGAACAGAACAGAAAAGACGGAATGTCTTGGCATTATGTAGGCAAGCAGGAACCAGATAATAATCCTGCTATTACAGTCAAAGACTTTCAAAACAAAGATGTAATTTTTTGGAAGATGGATAAGTAGAATGTTGGCCGGCGTGGCACAGTTGGTAGCGCAAGGGTTTTGTAAACCTTAGGTCGGGAGTTCGAGTCTCTCCGCCGGCACCATTTAACTTATCCAAAATAGATTGACAACGATAAATAAAGATAGTATAGTATACACATACTAAAGAAACAAGGAATAGATAAGTGTTAAGAACATCACAACAGTCATCATTACAGTGCTGGTGCCCTTCAAAAGGAAGGGGTATGTCTTAACGCGACTTTGTAAAAAGTTTATTTTAGACAAGCCCCTAGCACTAATAATGTTAGGGGCTTTTTTTATGAGTTTTTGTCGGGTCGGTACAGTTGGAGTGGTACACTGGTCTCCAAAACCAGGACGAGAGTCAGGGGGTTCGAATCCCTCACCCGATGCCAAATATGTGAGCGTGGCGGAATGGTTACGTACCGGATTGCAAATCCGTGTAATGCAGGTTCGAGTCCTGTCGCTCACTCCAATTATAAAGGATAGGAATATTGCAAAAACGAGGCGAATTTAATTTAACTGCAACACTGTACGACAAGCGAGGGCGTATTCTCGCTGTAGGCACAAACAGTTATTCAAAGAGTCATCCTTTGCAAGGTAAGTTTGCTGTTGAAGCAGGAAAGCCTGATGCAATATTCCTACATGCAGAAATTGATGCACTACGTAGATGTAAGGACTGGTCGTCGATTAGAAAGATTGTAATTGAGCGTTATGATATAAACGGTAATCCAAAACTTGCAAAACCATGTAAAGTGTGTCAACATGCAATTGAAAGCATAGGTATTCCAGAAATTGAATATACTGAGTAAATTCTAAATACAAATCAGGTTGACAATCTTAACTAATGGTGCTACACTATATAAAATAAACAAGTGAGGCAAATATGAGAACACAACCACAAGATATTATCGCAAAGCTAGAAGCTGATAACAGTAAGTTAGCTAAACAAGCAATCTTACAAGAAGCACTTGACGAAGGTGTTCCAGAGTTTTTTGAAGGCATTAAACTAGCACTTGATCCACTTGTAACATTTGGTGTTAAGAAAGTTCCAGAGCGTACAGACGTACTTACAGGACAAGGATTGGATTGGAATTCATTCAAATATCTTGCTAATCAACTTATCAACCGTGAACTAACAGGACATGCGGCACGTGATGCTATTGAACTAGCAATGAGCGTTGCAACTACAGAACAATGGAATGGATTTTATAGACGTATCTTAATCAAAGACCTACGTTGCGGTGTAAGTGAAAAGACTGTTAACAAAGTAGTGCCAGGTTGTGTTCCTGTGTTCACTTGTGCTCTTGCACACGACTCAGCTAACCATGAAAAGAAAATGGTTGGTAAGAAACAGATTGAAATCAAACTAGACGGTGTTCGTGTACTAGCAGTATGTCGTGATGGCAAAGTAGAATTGTTTAGTCGTAACGGCAAACAGTTTCATAACTTCCCTCATATTATTGCAGAGATTGAAGAAGTATTAGCAACTAAGCCTGCACCATATGACTGTGTGCTAGACGGTGAAGTAATGAGTGCTAACTTCCAAGACCTTATGAAGCAGGTACATCGTAAAGATAATGTACAAAGTGAAGATGCTGTTCTACACTTGTTTGATTTTATTCCACTAGAAGATTTCCAAAAAGGTGTATGGAATAAGCCACAAACTTATCGTAGTAACTTAGTCAAGTATTGGGTACTAGAAAATGAAAGCGTTTTAAAGCACGTACAAGCGTTGGACTGGGAAGAGGTAGACCTTAGTACTCCCGAAGGTGAACAACGCTTTGTAGAGCTTAATAAAGCGGCTGTAGACGGTGGTTACGAAGGTGTAATGATCAAAGACGTTGATGCACCCTATGAGTGCAAGCGGACTCATGCTTGGCTCAAAGCCAAACCATTTATTGAAGTAACACTTTCTGTTACAGACGTAGAAGAAGGAACAGGAAGAAATGAAGGACGACTTGGGGCTCTTGTATGCGCTGGGCAGGATGACGGGAAAGATATTAGGGTTAATGTCGGCAGTGGCTTTACGGATGATAACAGATCCACTTTTTGGACTGATCGCGATGCTCTGCTTGGTCAGTTGGTGGAAGTTCGCGCTGACGCAGTAACTCAAAACCAAGACGGTACTTACAGTTTGCGTTTCCCACGCTTTAAAACATTTAGAGGTTTCGAGGTTGGAGAAAAAATTTAAGATGGAAATAGAATTTATTTGTGGCGACCAGCATGTTTTAAAATATTTTCCTATTCGACCAGCTAAAGAAGTATTGCCCGAATGGTACAGTAAATTAAAAGCAAACGACCCTACTATTGCAAAATGTGTGCCTGTAAGAGATATGATTACATCAGGATACATTATTCCTAACGCTTACGAACAGGCAGTAGGAGTAGAATTTGATGGTGAAGTTGATCAAGTAGGTAGAATTTATCCCGTAGAACGTATTGGCGAATTTTATACAGTACTAGATCATATGACAGACCCAAACGCCGGACATACACATGATCAGTGTCCTGTTGATATAAAAGGTAAGAAAAAAGGTTATTTCAAAATTAATCTTCCTTGGCGTATTAAGACTCCAAAAGGTTATAGTTGTTTGTTTGTACAACCGTTTTATCAATTTCAAGATGACATTACTGTTATGCCAGGTATAATTGATACAGACGAATTTGATTTATCAATGATTAACTTTCCGTGTTATCTAAATGATGTAGAAGCATTTTTAAAACCTGGACGTCCATTAGTACAAGTTATTCCATTTAAAAGAGATAATTGGACACATAGTTTAAAATTTGAAGAGCCTACTAAGTCTAGCAAAATGAATTTTTTCTTACATAATATGTACAAAAGAGCATTTCATAACAAAAAACGATTCGAATAGTCAAATTAGGTTGACTTTTTAATAAGTTACATATATAATAAAGCATTAACAGTTAGGAGACTTATGGCATGGCTACTGCAAAATCAATTTTACAAAAACCCAAAAAGAAAGTTGTACGTGGAGCTCCACGTATTAGACGAGGGTCAAAAATTTCATCTCCTAGTTGGGAAGGTTGGGAAGAATGGACAGGCGAACAGATCCATCGCCATAGAGAATTTTGCCGTGCTTTTTATTATGAAAACTTTAAGCCTGTTGACTTATATCAAGCAATATTTAAGTGGATGGAAACCAGTGGCGACTACACTAAAGAGCAAGTTAAGCAAGCAAAGTCTGCTCCTAATTATGTACTAAGCGTTACAGCAGGTACTGTCGCACATACATTACTAGATGGTGCTCCTGACTACAACGAAAAGGAAAACGCATACTGGGAAAGCCTTCCTGGTACAATGGGCAGTAAAAAGCCTGTAAGCGAGTTTTTGAAAAAACGAATTGAAGAAGCGATTGAAGTAGGTTCAAAAGTTGTAGAAGTTAAGAAGGAAGAAGAAAAAGAAAAGTCCAATGTATATGTTCCTACTATCCAAGAACGTATTAGAGAACAAGTTGGACTTCAGATGGAAGCAATCGACGAATGGCTAGATGGGTGGATACGAGACCCAAAGTCGTTTAATCCTAAGGGATTTGACTTTAAAACACATTTCCAAAAAATGGCTGTTACACAAGCACATGCTAGAAAAATTGCGGCATTTTTTGATGGAGAAATTGCTGAATATACAGAATTACTAAATCCGCCAACTAAAGCAAAAATTGCAAAGATGGACGAACATGCTCAAGATATGTTACAGCAACTTAAAGAAGGGTATTCACATTTATCTAAAGATGATGTTAAAAAGATTCTTGAAGCATTAGAAAATATCCAACAAGCATGTCAACTAGTAGTTGATACTAGCAAAGCAACTCGTAAGACTAGAACACGTAAGCCAAAGAGTGCTGATAAACTAGTTGAAAAACTCAAGTATCTTAAGGTTGATAATAAGTTTAGTCTTGCAAGTGTTAATCCTGTAGACGTTGTAGGTGCAAGCGAGCTTTGGGTGTTTAATGTTAAAACACGTAAACTAGGCAAGTATGTTGCACAGAATATAGACCCAACAGGTAGTCGTCGTGCAGGAAGTGGGCTTAGTGTAAAAGGTACTACGATTATTGGGTTCAATGAAGAATTGAGTGTGCAGAAAACGCTACGTAAGCCTGAAGAAAAAATTAAAGAATTTAAAGGTGCAGGAAAAGTTAAGTTACGTACATTTTTAGAGGACATTAACGCTGTAGATATCAAACTCAACGGACGAATTAATACTGATACTATACTTCTCAAGGTAAGTTGATAAATACTTACATGAACCAGTTAGACAACATCAGAGAAGGTCTCGCACATCTTGGGTCAGCGATCGAGACTATTGCAAACACATCGGCCCCTGAAACTCCGCCTGCAACTGTAAACAGTATTAGCGGAAATGCAATTCATGGCGGTAAGATTACTCTGCTACGTAGTACTGGTATTAAAGACCTTGCTTCAAGAACATCATTACTAGTTGAAGACGATCAAATTACTGTAGGTACTGCCGACATTGATGAAATTGTAGGAGACCTTAATATTGAAGGCTCGTTGACAGTAGGCAGTGAACTTACTGTAAAAAAACTTTGTGTTGATGAACTTATTTCAACAGAGAAACGCACAACATCAATGGACTTTCAACCACAAAACGGATCATTAGATATGGTCGGAATTCAGTGGAGGAAAGACGGAGAAAGTACAAAACAGATTGTTTGGAAAGGTAACGGATTCTATGTTAGTAACGATATTGATTTGCATAGAAAAGCTAAAATCCTAATTGACGATATTCCTGTACTAAGTGCAGACTCATTAGGTGTTACTATACAAAAAAGTAGTTTAACAGAAGTAGGCACATTAAGCAATTTACGTACAGAAGGCGATGTAAACATCGACAACTTTGTACTCTATGATAGCGGAATGATGCGCTTTTCAATCGGGTGCGAAGCACCTAATGGACAACTAAGTGTAGCAAGCAATGAAGCAGAGTTTGTTGTTGATCCTGAGTTTGATCATGTAAGAGTAGGAACTTATACTACAAGCAAACTAAGTATTATTACAGATAATCAAGACCGTATTATCATTGGACAAAACGGTGGTATCGAATTAAAAGGAACTGTAGGTATTAATGTACAGTATCCCGGAACTGATGTTGATTTACAAGTTAATGGTCCTGTAAGAATTCAAGATAAAAAAATTGGTGTTGCTTCTGAAATTCCTACAACAGGAAACTTCAATAAAGGTGATTTATTATATAACACCAATCCTCAAGCTGGCGGCTGGGTTGGATGGATTTGTATTGAGGGTGGCACACCCGGAAGCTGGAAAGCATTTGGAGCGATACAAGAATGAAACTAGTACACGATATAAATGCACAAGCAGTAGGTTCTATTAAAAATGGATTAAATGCATTAAGCAATGCTCTATTAGAAATTAATTCAATTGTAGGTGATTCTACATCACGTATATATGTTGACAACGGTGTGCTACGTATTAACGGTATAGCTACACATTCGGAAAAATTAGGTATAGGTGTTAGCAAGGTATCTGATGGAGTATGCCTTGAAACATCTGGTGCTGTTAAATTTCAAGGAAAGAAATTTGAAGTAGGTAACAGTATTCCTACACACGGAATTTATAATACAGGAGACATTGTATGGCACGATACTCCTAAACCAAATGGTAATGTAGGATGGATATGTGTACAAACAGGAGCTCCAGGCCAATGGCAACCATTTGGTAACATTGGAGCCTAGTATTGTTTAAACATTTTAAAAGGCTTTCCTCATTTTGGATATGGGTTGGAAGAATTGCGCCAATGGCAATGTTAACAGCTATAGGCATAAGTTATGCATTTGACCTTATTACTCTAATAGATCACTTATTGTTTGCAACGTTAATTGTTTTTGCAATATTTGCATTTGCATGGTGGTGGTGGACTATGGATACTGTTAAAGCACTTTTTACAATGTTTAGTACTGCAACAGAAAGATTTAATGAAGTAATGACAGAGCTTAAAAGTTTAAAGTTGGATGTTAAAGATGCTAATAATAGGCAACGGAACAAGTCGACAGACAGTAAATCTAAATAATATTTACGGTACTGAGAAAATCGGATGCAATGCAATCTTTCGAGATGTATATACCGATTATCTAGTTTGCTGTGACAAACGGATGGTAACACAAGCTATTGCACACGGACATCCCGATATATACACTAGACAACGTTGGGCACACGATTTTAACAGTGACAGTGTACATTCACTTCCAGACTTAATAGAACATGGAAAAGAACGAAAGGACGACCCCTTTCATTGGGGTAGCGGTCCATATGCAATATTACTTGGCGCTACTATGGATACTAATATTCAAATAGTTGGATTTGATCTATACGGCATAAACGGTAAAGTAAATAATATATACAGTGATACATCAGGATACAGTCCTAGTAACACTACAGCAGTAGACCCAAGCTACTGGGAATACCAAATTTCAAAAGTATTCAACTGGTTTCCTAATACACACTTCAGAATATATAACACAGAAGATTGGTTACTTCCAAAAAGTTGGAATTTGACTAATGTTTCACTTGACAAGTTGAGTAATTTATAATATAATAAGTAGTATTAATAAACAAGGACTTGGCGTCAACCCTTCTAATTCTGCCGCCACATATTTAATAGGAGAAAATATATGGCAAGACATCTAAGTACAAAACACTACGGACACAACATTGGCTTATCGGCAGTGTTCCGTCAACCTAACGCAGATCACTCACACTGTCATTTGCTACATGGTTATAGTCTAGCATTTACATTTACATTCGGATGTGATGAACTAGACAATAAAAACTGGGCAGTTGACTTTGGTGGACTAAAACCTTTAAAGGCTTGGTTAGAAGATAGTTTCGATCACAAAGTAGCAGTTGATGTTAATGATCCTCACATGGATACATTAAAAGATCTTGAAGAAAAGGGTCTAGCAGAACTACGTATCTTTGACGGCGTTGGTGCAGAAAAATTTGCAGAACATGCATTTAATTTTGCAGACAAACTAATCCGCGAAAAGACAAACAATCGTTGTTATTGTGTAAGAGTAGAATGTGCCGAACACGGCGCCAACTCAGCTATCTACGAGGTATAATCATTTGGTTAAGAAGTACATCGAAGGCGAGACTAAAGACGATCGTAAGGCTCGTAAAGAAGCTGAAAAATTACGTAAAGAACAGGAGAAGACGCAGAAAAGTGTCCAACCTGTTCAAGATTTGCCGCAGAAAAATGCGGAACCTCAACCCGTTGTACAAATACCAAACGAACTAAAAGATACTAAAACATACGTTGTTTGTCTTAAACATGGATCAAAGTATAGTTCAGAATACGTAAACAAACTCTATAATATGGTAAAACGACACACTACGTTGCCATATGAGTTTGTTTGTTTTACAGATGATGTACGAGGAATAGACTCACATATCCGTACAATTAATTTACAACAGATAGGTGTACATGGTTGGTGGTATAAAGTTATTTTCTTTGATAAAAATTTTCCGCTAAACGGAAATATCTTATATTTTGATTTAGATATTGTAATTAATGCTAATATTGATAAACTGTTTATGCATAATATTGATGACTTTGTAATTTGTAGAGACTTTAATCGTTCTCTACGTAAAGACTGGGCCCAAATGAACAGTAGTATCTTTAGATTAAAATCAGGTAGTATGGGATATGTATACGATGATTTTGTAAAAGACCATGATATGATTATGCGTAGGTTACATGGAGATCAAGACTGGATTATGGCAAAAGTATATCCTGAAAAAGGAAAATGGAGTTACTGGCCTGATGAGTGGATTCAAAGTTATAAGTGGGAAATGCGAGATAGAGCCGATCTAGCAAAAATTGGTAACATACGAAATTTTACAAAGAAGGCAGAACCAAAAATTTTGCCTAAAACCTGTGTTGCTGTATTTCATGGTGAACCTCATCCGCATCAGTGTGAAGATGATTGGGTTAAGGAGAACTGGAAATAATGTGGACTTTACTTATTGTTAGTATGGTATTTGCAACAGATGATACTATGGAACCTCGTGTAGCTGAATACGGCCGGTACGAAACTAAACAAGAATGTTTTGCTGAATGGTACAAGGTAAGTTCAGAATTTACACAAGGCGAAACAGCATGGTGTGAAGGAATAGACAATGGATGATTTGGATAACAAGGTAGACATTTGGGAACACCGAAATCTACAAGGCGAAGTCTGGGAACTACAGCGCAAACTTGAAAAACTTCGCGAAGAGTTTAACGAGTTTAAAAATAGGTTAACTGGCGATGGAAAATAAATTTATATTTGATGTAGACGGCACATTAACCCCAAGCCGTCGTGGAATGGATGCAGAGTTTCAAAATTTCTTTTTAGATTTTTGTTATGCTAACAAGGTTTACCTTATTACAGGAAGTGACAATCCTAAAACTGTAGAGCAAGTTGGTGAAGATGTTGCTACAGCAGTACAGCGAATTTATAACTGTAGTGGAAATGATATATGGGAAGCCGGTGTTAACGTACACACTAGTGAATGGAATCTACCTGAAGATCCTCATCAATGGTTATCAAAAATATTAAGTGAAAGTCAGTTTTCTTTAAGAACAGGCTTACACTTTGAACATCGTCCAGGAATGTGTAATTTTAGTGTGGTAGGACGTAATGCTAACAACGAACAGCGTAAAATGTATGTTGCATGGGATGAAAAGTATAACGAGCGTAATAATATTGCAGGTCAGTTTAATGCTATCTTTCCAGAACTAGAAGCTCGTCCGGGAGGAGAAACAGGCATTGATATTGCCCCAAAAGGAGCGGATAAAAGCCAAATTGTAAAAGATTTTAGTACAACAGATGTATTACATTTCTTTGGCGATCGGATGGACAAAGATGGTAATGATTATCCTTTGAAGAAAGTAATCATTGACAATGATCTAGGAATTTGCTATAATGTAAACAGTTGGTTAGAAACTTTTAAAATTTTGGAAAAGATACATTATGATTAAACGTATAGGCTTTGCTTGCAAATATATGCATCCGGATCAGACGCAGAAGAAGAAACTACTAGAAGAAATTCAACGACCATTGAACACACGTAGCACCACAGTGCAATGGTTAAATAGACAAACAAGAGATGTTGCAGAAGAACGCTTGTGGGACATCATGGTGCATAACATTCAGTCATACTACAACTTGATTGAATACGTAGGGAGTTTACCTGATGAATTACGAATGGTACGATTGGGCAGTGATGTCCTTCCTGTATACACTCAGTCTGACTGGTGCTATTACTGGAAACGTAGTGATGTGGTCAGCTATTGCGAAAAGCATTTCGCAAGGGTCGGCGCCCTCGCTAGAACGCTTGATGTTCGCTTGTCTATGCATCCTGGGCAGTTTACTGTTTTGGCTAGCGACAACGAAGATATAGTAGATAGGAGCATAGAAGAATTTGAATATCACACCGATGTCATCCGCTGGATGGGCTATGGACAGTCATTCCAAGACTTTAAATGCAATGTACACATATCGGGTCGAAAAGGTCCACAAGGCATCATCGACGCACTTAAAAGACTCTCGCCTGAAGCAAGAAACACCATCACAATCGAAAACGACGAAAACAAGTGGGGACTCGAACACAGCCTCGAACTTGCAGACCACTGCGCACTCGTTCTTGACATACACCATCACTGGTGCCGTGAAGGTGAATACATTCAGCCCACCGACGATAGATTTGCTCGCGTAATTGACAGCTGGCGTGGTGTGCGTCCTGCAATTCACTACAGTGTTAGTAGAGAAGACTTGCTGGACAGACACGCTAAAGGTAAAAAGCCTAACATGAAGTCATTACTAGAGCAAGGATTTAAGAAAGCAAAACTACGAGCTCACAGTGATTACATGTGGAACCGTGCTGTTAACGACTGGGCATTAGGATTTAACAACTATGCAGATATTATGGTAGAGTCAAAGTGTAAGAATCTAGCCAGTATTGCACTACATAAATATAAAACACAAGGAGAACACAAATGGTCAAAAAATGGATTACAGCAAGACTCAGTGAAAGAACCACTCTTGACGGAGCAATTTTAATCGGCGCAGGCGTAGCGTTCTTAATCTTTAAACCAATTGCAAGCCTAGTAGCATACGGTGCTATTGCTTACGGTGCTTGGACAATCTACAAAAGAGAAGACTAAAGTTTATCAATTGTAGTGTCAACATCAACTGACAAATCAAGTCTTTTACGTTGCTCAACACCTTTACGTTGAGCAAATCGTTTAGGATCGCAATCAGGGCAAACGTGGATATAGAAGTCGTCTAATCGCTTCGGGTCCACTTTGCCCTTTTCTCTTTTAAACTCTTGATGACAGTCATCGCATTCAAAGACAGCATAACTACGTAGTCGCTTGTAAGGATGAGTCTTTCCCTTCTTACTTTTGCGCACATAAAATCTAATTTCTTTTTCTATTCTTTTGAACATATTGTATTTATTTACGTTCGGATTATAGAATATAACATAAATACATAGGAGTAAGTTAAATGAGCATAGTAAAATTAACAGACGAAGCAATAAATCAGATGAGCACCATGCTTAAAGAGCATGATAGAGGTGCTATTAGACTAAGCATGCAAGGCGGCGGATGTGCTGGTTTTAAGTATAACTGGGAATTAGAAGATGCTCCTGACGAAAACGATGAAGTAATTGACTTACCAGATGGGAAATTTGTAATTGACAAGGCGAGCATAATGTTTTTGTTAGGCTCAACAATAGATTACAAAAAAGAAGTATTTGGTTCGTACTTCGATATAAAGAACCCTGCAAGCACCAGTAGTTGTGGTTGCGGTGAAAGCGTAGGATTTTAATCAATGGCAAAACAAGATATTTACTTAGGTGTTGAGGGTAACGACGGTACTGGTGATAGTATTCGCGAATCGTTTCGTAAAGCAAATGAAAACTTTACAGAACTTTATGCTGTCTTTGGACAGGGCGGAACTATTAGTTTTACTGCACTAAACGATACTCCAACAGCAATTACACCGAGCGGATTACTAATTGGTAACACTGCTGGTACAGAATTAGTACAAAAAACTCTTACAGCAGGCGACGGTATTAGCATTGACAATTCAAGTTCAAGTAATATTACTATTACTAATACAGGTGCAAATATTAACGCTGACACTAGTCCAATTTTAGGTGGACCTCTCAGTGGCAACAGAGTTTATTCTATTGGACTAATTGCAACATCACCAGAGGCTATTGCAGAATTTAATACTACACATGGTTCGAGCATTACTATTGATGATCTTGTTACAGACAAAAAATTCCAAGATCAATACTACGCACCAAATGTAACATTTGAACCAAATAAATCTGTTCTTGCACGTCAAGAACCTTCTAACGCTAGTGAATATCAAAAAACAATTAGTGAGTACAGAGGCGGAAATCTTGTAATTAATGATCACGGTCTAGATTGGAGTGCAAACGGAACTAAATGGCGCTACTCTACAACTGGAACTCCTCCAGGAGGACTGACAAACAATACTGATTACTTTATTCGTTTTGTAAATGAAGATCAAGTTAGTATTCATGCAACAAAAGAAGAAGCACAAAATAACAATGATACATCAAGACAAGCAGTTAGCATTGCACTTGGTGTAACTACACAACCAAATGGTCAAGACTTTATTAAAGATATTACATACGATGAATCGCTATACGGATTTTACAAAGATGACGAAGCACTTCCACGTAAAAATGTAGTTAGACGTCAAGGTGATAAAATGGAAGGTGCTCTATACCTTCATGATCATCCCGGAGATTTGTCAGGAGTTGACACAGGAAATGCTGAAGACTTGCAAGCCGCAAGTAAATTATACGTAGACAATACATCATATGCATCAACTGAAGATTTATTTGTTACTAAACAAGGCGATGACACACAAGCACGTACTCCAGTAGGCCTTGAAGGTCGCGGACTTAGTTATGCTTATGGCAGTTTAAAGGCAGCGTGTTTAAAAGCACAAGAAATTGTAGAAACTGCTCCAATTGAACCAGGTGCATATAGACAAACAATTACATATGACGATGGTAAAGGAGTGTCCCTAGTAGTTGCAGAAGGAACTACTAACTTAAACACTTCTGCAGAAAATGCAATTACGTACCTAAGAAAAAATAAATTATTCATACAAAAAGCAATCATTGATTATGTAAACGATACATTCCCAAGTCTTTCATATCAAGCAACTAATGTTATTAATCCAAGTACCGAATCAATTCTTTTTAGAAATAAAGAATTTATTATGGAAGAAGTTAAAGCATGGATTAACCATAATATTGGTAATGCTAGTGTTGGTACACTATGGTATGACTTTAGATATAATAGTGCTAAATGTAAACGAGATGTAGGCTATATTGTTGATGCTTGGATTAACGACTTGTCAAAAGGTGGCAACATTGAAACACGCAGAGTTGCATCTAGTTATCTAGCTGGATTAAGAAATGCTGTAGGTAGATCAGATAATCTAAGCAACACTCAAGATCAAATTGCACAAACAAATGCCGCAATTGAATTTGCTAGAGATCTTGTAAAGCAATATGTTCTTACAAATACAGCATATACTCCTAAACAAGGAACATTTGTTGTTGATGCAAATAACTTAACAGCAGTTAGTTTTGAATTTTATATTGGTTCGTCATCTAAAGTACATACATATGTGAACGGCGGACTAGTAAATGGTAACTTAAATGTAAGCAACTTTACTTACGATAACGTTACTGGTATTGCTACACTGACAACTACAACCAACCACGGATTTAGTGCAGGTGACGTTGTTTCAATAAGCGGAATTAATATCAGTTGTACAGATGGCAACTTAGTTTATCCAGAGAGCTTCTTACAAGATACTACCAACGGATATATTGTAGAATCAGGATCTGGAAACAAAGATGTTATCGGAAGAGCTGATATACTTACAACGACAATTACTGATGTAATTTCAAATGGTTTAACTGCTCTAGCAAATCCAATAGGAACAGAATTGCCAGGCACTACCTGTGAGCGTGATGTTGGATTAATGATCGAAGGAATGATCCTCGATATTGGAAATGGAACAAATGCTAATATCAATGCACTACAATCAGCACTAAGATATTTTAATAGTCCATCTGGTGCAAAGGCAAGAATTACACAAGGTGTTGAAACAAGAGCCGCTATTGCTAAATTAAAACAAATTGTTAATCAAGTTATTAGTAACGTTGATTTGCTAACACAGTCTAAAAGATTTGCTGTTACTCCAAATAATCTAGCAACTAATACGTTCGAAGTAAATGTTGGAGTGTCAACCGTCGTTCATACATATGTAACCGGCGGTACTATTACATTTGGCGGTAATACATTTGATGTAAGCAACTTTGCATACAACAACATAACAGGATTAGCTGTAGTTACTACAACTACTGCACACGGACTTAGTTCAGGTGATGTTGTTGTAATTGAAAATGTTGTATTTGAATGTGCAGGATACGAAGGTACTAAAATTTATCCAACTGATTACACAACATCAGTACCGCAATGGCTAAACAGCAACATTAATGATGTTAGTAGTACAGTTAAAGATGCTATTAATACAAAATTCGATATTATTTTAGATATCCTTACTAACGGATTCATTGCAAAAGATAACTATACTCCTGTTGAAGGAAGCACTTATACTATTGACTTTAGTAACGGTGCAGGTAATGATAGTACTGACCAAGGTATTAATACAAACGTTGATATTCTTCCAGGAAAAATTATTGTTGGTAAGACATCAGGAGCAAGAGGACGCATTGTAAAATATATAAGCGGTCTAGACTTAGGTGGTACAGTATACGACAGAGTCGAAGTTGTGTTAATTGAGCCAACACTATTTAAAATTGGTGAAGAACTTGAATACGGTAACCCAACTGCTGAAAAGCAAATTACTATTCACGTTGAGTCTGGTATTTACTACGAAGATTATCCAATTAAAGTTCCTGCTAACGTTTCTGTTAAAGGTTCGGACTTTAGACGTTGTCAAATACGTCCTGCAAGAAGAATTTCACAATCGCCATGGGTACGCACATACTTCTATAGAGACAAGTTATTAGATAATCTTAAAATTACAGATTGGTATGGTGCAGATATTGCAACAGCGCAGGACATTAGTCTTACAGGTACAAACGAAGTTGGCGGTACTATTACAGTAACTCCAGCAGATAATATTTCTCCAACAGCCTGGGACGGCGCTTGGTTCTATACCGACAACGGAGCAGTTGGTTTAATTAGTAATGCCGACGGTGGAAGTAGTTTTGATGTTACTTTGACTGTAGATATTTTACCAAACTTAAATAATATTTCTAGTGGTGCATGGCATATTAAACAAACAAGAAATTATGGATACCATTACTTAACAGATCCTAATGATTCAACTAGTGTTCCTAAGACTAATGATCAAATGGATGTGTTCTTAATGAACGATGCAACAAGACTTGCAAATATGTCATTCCAAGGACACGGAGGCTTTGCACAGGTACTTGATCCTGCAGGTCAAATCCTTATTAAATCACCTTACACACAGGTTTGTGGTAGCTTCTCCGGAAGTATTAATAAACAGGCATTCCGAGGTGGTATGTATATTGACGGTTTTGCTGGTAACTTAGAAACAGTTATTACTAGTAAAGACGACAACTATACACTTAATGTTCAATCGGCAGCAGGTACAGGTTTAAGAATTAGAAAACCACAAACACCTGCTCCATTCTTTATTAATGGTATAAGATATCAAGTTGATGCAGTTTCAGAATACGACGGCGGGACAGGTACAGCAAAATTATTAATTAACAAACTTTCAAATGAAGGTAATGGGTATACTGATAGTACATTCCCACAGCCAATCTTTATCCAGACTGCTGGTAACAGAAGTATGTTGGCAAACGACTATACTCAGGTTAACGATTTAGGTTACGGATTGTTCTGTAACAATGCGTCACTGTCAGAGCAAGTTTCAACATTTACATACTACAACCACACAGCGTTCTTTAGTAATAATGGTTCGGAAATTAGAGCTCTAAACTGTTCTAACGCCAACGGTAACTATGGACTTGTTGCCGCTGGATCAGATCCAAACGAAACTGTTGACATTGTTACTTCACTACGTAATATGCAACAGCCTGCTAAAGTATATAATGATCCAACTAACGTATACGGATTTGGTGAATTTAATCATAATGCAGGTAACTTTAGTATATTTGTTTATGATTGTGACTATCATCCATATGCAAATAGTATTGTTGATGTTTATACTTCCTCAGGAGTTACATCATACGAAGTAACAGCAGTTAGTGCAGTTGATGTTCCAGTTAGTAATACTGGTGGATACTCGGGTGCTACCGGACCAACTGGAAGAAAAGGTGCTAATCAAACGATTTATAGGTTATCAGTTTCAGGCGACACTGGATTAGAAAATGCTATTACTGGTTTACATAATCCTGCATTAGCAAGTGATGCTTCACCATATGTAACAATACGTATGAACAAGAATCACTTGTTCGACGATGTTGCAGGTGTTACAAGTATTAGACCTTCAACAGCAGTTATCTTTGAAGAAAATACAGATAGAGTATATAGAAGTATTAGCTTTAATAATCAAGACAGTGATAACAGTGCATTACCTGCAGATCGATTCCAGATTGTATTTGATGGCGGCTTTAGTCACGTTAACTTAACAATGCGTAATGTAGAAGCGGCATTGAACACTTATGCAGGTGTTGGTACAACAATGGGTGCTACAGCAGGTGACGTTGTGCTTGCTATTGAAAAAGTAACAGCAAGTTTACAAGCTAGACTTGCAAATAACGATATGATTTTCTCCTTCCACGGAAAAACACACATTGTTGCAAACTATACAGACAGAGGCGACTATGCTACTGTACAACTAAATGACTTACCTGCAAGTAATATTAATAGTGTAGGTGGATTGTTTAGTGCATCTGGACTTGCAGAATCTATTATATTCAGTGGAAACGCAACAAGAACTATTCCTCTTTCGTTACAAGATGGAGAAAGTGCTAGTATCACAGTTGGTATTTCAACACTAAGAGCTAACGGACATGACTTTGATAAAATTGGTACTGGCGGTTTCAACACTACTAACTATCCAAGTATTATTTACGGTGATCCAGTTAAGCCAGCGGCACAGGCAAACGAAGTCAATGAACGAGGCAAAGGGCGTGTGTTCTTTGCAAGTACTGACCAAGACGGATTCTTTAGAATTGGTAAGTTCTTTAGTGTAGACCAAGGAACAGGTACTGTTACATTTGCGGCAAGTATTGCTATTAGTAACTTGGATGGACTTGGATTTAAACAAGGTGTTAGAATTACAGAATTTAGTAATGATGATACAATGTCAGATGCTGATCCAGCGGCTGTTCCTACAGAGTTTGCCGCTGAAGGATTTATAACACGTAGACTACATTTTGATAGAAACGGTACTAAGCTAGTTACAGGAACAATTGGTGCAGGTGTACTAGCAAGAGATGGTACTACTGAAATAACCGGCGATATTAATGCTGGCGGCTATAAGTTCTATAATCATGCTGATCCAACAAATCTTCAAGATGTTACAACTAAAAGTTATGTTGATGCTAGAACACCATTTGGCCCAGAAGCAATTGGTGCTAATATTGGAAATAGACAAACTAACGACATACTAGTCTGGAGCGGTACAAATTACGATAATCATACACTAGCAGGTGACGTTTCATTAACAGTAGCAGGTAACGTTGCTACATTTGCAATTACTTCAGATAGTATTGTAAATGGAGATATCAATTCAAATGCAGGTATACTACAAAGTAAACTTGCAATGAACGCGGCTACTACTAGAGCAAATGCTACTGGTATTGTACAAGCAGATTTAGGACTAGCAAGTTTTGATAGTGGTGACTTTACTGTAACCAATGGTTGGGTAACACTAAAAGATAGTTCAGTTGATTTTGCTGATTTACCAGAAATTGCACAAAATACAGTGTTTGGTCGAACAAACGCAAGTGCAGGAGATGCATCAGCTGTTACATTTGCTGATGTTGTTAACATTGGTGGGTCATTTACTACAACAGGCGTTGCAGACAGAATTGTTAAAACAGGAACTGATGGTAGAATTGATGCACAGTCGTACTGGTTAGATAACTATAAAATTCTAGACCAAACTTCAAATACAATGACAATGACAACACCGGGTGGTGCTAAAGTGTTTGATACTGTTGGTACAGTACCAAGTAATACTACTTCAACATTCCCTGGAACAATAAAAATTGGTAGTACAAATAGTGTTCCGTCATTCTTCCAAAAGAATAGTAGTTATGGTGATCCGTCAGATGCTACACAGAACTCACCTGTATTAGCAAGTGACTGGATGTATACGTCATTTATTGAAGCGCCTGGCGAAAAGGGTGCTTCAAGTACAGGCATTGCAATTGGTGCTGGTACAGGATTTAGTAGTGCTGGTGAAGTTAGTATTGTAGCAAATAATAACGTTGCTTCAGTAATATTTAAACAGTCAGCAGTAACACCAAGTTCAAATGGTGGTTATGACTTAGGTACTAGTAATTTAAAGTTCGGTACAATTTACGGTACAGCAACAGCGGCACAATATGCTGACTTAGCAGAAAATTATTTAGGAGATAATAGTTATGAACCTGGTACAGTGCTTGTATTCGGCGGACAAAATGAAGTAACTATAACAGACAAAGTAGGCGACAGAAGAGTAGCAGGTGTTGTTAGTACAAATCCTGCACACTTAATGAATGTTGATTTGTTTGGTGATTTTGTAAACGCAGTTGCATTAACAGGTAGAGTACCTTGTAAAGTATTAGGGCGGGTAGAAAAAGGAGACTTACTAGTTACGAGTGCTATCCCGGGCTACGCTATTGTAGACAATGATCCTAAGATAGGAACTGTAATAGGTAAGGCGGTGGCCAGCAAAGACACCGATGACCGCGGAACAGTTGAAGTGGTTGTAGGGAGAGTATAATGGCACAGCAAATTATAAACATCGGAACTAGTGCTAACAAGGGCAACGGTGATCCAATTAGAACAGCTTTCACAAAAGTTAATGATAATTTTACAGAAGTATACGCAAAAATTGTTGCTATTGAAAATGGAACAATTAATGTTGTAATTTCAGATGTTAAAGGTAGTGTGCATGCTGATGATAGTACACTAATGATTGACGGAATATCTGCACAAGTTGTTGGTCCTGTTAATAATAGTAGTGTAATAACTACATCTTTAGTAGCAACAACACTAACAGGAGATCTAACAGGCGATGTTACAGGAAATGTAACAGGAACAGTAACTGGAACACTTTTAGGTAACAGTACAGGATATCATACAGGTGATATTACAGGTAGTGTTTTTGCAGACAATAGTACAATACTAGTAGATGCAGTAAATGGAACAATACCAGGCTATGTAAGTTTAACAGTTTTAAAAGCGACAGCGGCAGCAAGTATAGACTTCACCGACTTTCAAACAAGAATAGCGGCATTATAAGGATAAAGATATGGCAAATAGAATACCATTAATTGTTGACAGAGATGATCAAAACAAACTAAAAGAACTTCCGGTAGGTGACAATTTAAATCTAACAGGAAGTGGAATAGTTGGAGCGGCTAACATTGAGGCAACAGGACTTACTATTGCAGGTGTTAGTTATAATCCATTTAGTGGAAGTTATAATGATTTAACAGATAAACCTAATGTAGCCGCTACTACAACAGACTTGCCCGAAGGTGCTAATCAGTATTTTACAAATGAAAGAGTAGATGATAGAGTTGCCGCAATACTTGTTGAAGGTACTGGTATTGATATTACTTACAATGATTTAACTGGACGTATCACAATTACAAATACTGGTGGTGGTGAAGGTGGTGGAAGTGATATTCCTACAAACTTTACCGGATTAGCATCTAATCAAGTAATGAAGTATAGTACAGCTGATGAGGCCTGGATTAATGGAAGTGTAGCTTATTCTGAAATACTAGGAAGACCAACATTTGCATCAGTAGCAACAACAGGTAGTTATAATGATTTAACTAATAAGCCTGATTTGGTTAACGACATTAATGATTTGTCCGATGTTGATACATTTTCAACAGCACCGACATTAGGACAAGTATTGAAATGGGATGGTAGCAAATGGGCTCCTGCAGATGATATTACATCAGGCGGTGCTGGCTTAGATGCTACAACATTAAATGGCTTTGCTGGGTCATATTATTTAGACTGGGCAAACTTTACTAACAAACCTACATTGTTTAACGGAGAATGGGGAAATTTAGTTGGAACTCCAACTACATTATCTGGATACGGAATTACTGATGCTGTTACTACAGCCGGTGATTACACACAAAACGGTAGTGTTACATTTAAAAGCGATACTGGTATTATAGTAGGCGCAACTGATAATGTTAAATTGTATGTTAACAATGATGTAATTCTTGCAACAACTTTAAACGATCAGGACTTAGATATTAGAGTTAAGCCACTTTCCGGTGAAGTTACTGCAATTAAAATCGACACTGGTACACAAAGAATTGGTATTTTTAATTCATCACCTGGACGTAAATTAGATGTAAGTGGAGATGTTAATGCTACAGAATATTATGGCAGTGGTGCTAACTTAACAGGAATTACATTAGGACAAGTTTTAATTGGGGGTTCTGAAACCAGCAATAGTGTTAGTTTTGGTAATGTGACACCGTTTACAGCAAATACATACAACTTAGGTGCATCGAACAATCGTTACCAAAATACATATTCAAATTTTTATTACGGTGACGGATCTAATCTAACAGGACTTAGTGCAAGTATTGTTTCAGGATTAGCAAGTGTTGCAACAAGCGGAGCATATGCAGACATATCAGGTACTCCAGTACTAGCAAATATTGCTACATCAGGATCATATGGAGATTTGGTTGGAGCACCGTCAATTCCAACTGATATAACAGACTTAGGTATTAGTGACGGAACTGTTGGACAAGTACTAACAACTAACGGTGCAGGAGTATTTACATTCCAAGACGCAGGAGATTCGATTGGAAATTTAACTGTAACTAATAGTACAATAACTACAACAGATGCGGCGATTACATTTACTGACGATGTAGTGTTTAGCGGATCAGTGAGTGCAGATAGCTTTACTGGTACTGGTACAGGAACTCCTATTATCGATAGTGCGGCAAGTATTGAGCTACAAGCCGTTGACGCAGTTAAAATTACTACTAGTCCATTACGTTTAGCAAGTTTTACAACTACTGAACGAAATGACTTAACGCCAAGTAATGGCGATATGATTTATAATACTACTACAAATAAATTCCAAGGCTATGCAAATAGTGTTTGGGTAGATCTACATTAAGGAGTCGCAATGAGCGAACGCGAATATATTGTTAGCTTGAATCGCGGTGTTGATTATGATTCTTTTTGGAATCAAATTGAAAACACTAGTGAAGACGATGGATTTGTTCCGGCTAGACGAGTTGATATTGTAAACAACAGAGACGGCAGTTTGAGAAGTTGTCACTATAGTTTAACAGACGAAGAAGCAAAAACTCTTACAAATGACCCTAGAGTTTACAGTGTAGAAATTCCTCCAGAACAGCGTGACGATATTCAAATTGGGTTGACAGCACAAGAAATAGCCAACTTTAATAAAACTACAGTTGATGCAGGTAATTATAGAGACTGGGGTAAAATACGTCATAGCTTTTTAGTTCAACCATATGTTGGAAACGAAACCACTAGTAATTTTCCATATATATTCGATGGCACTGGTGTAGATGTTGTAATTCAAGATAGTGGACTACAAGTTGACCATCCAGAGTTTGCTATTGATGATCTTGATATTGATTACAGAAATGGCTCAATTATTGACGTTATAGGTGATGGCAGTGATTTCTTCAAACGTGAAGTTACTGTTAACGGTGTAAGAGTTATGGGTGCTGGCACAGTAGGTGGACAAACAGAAGTACCAGATGCATGGTTAGAAAAAGTAGCACGTATGTTTGAATTATTTACAGATCCAAATGGTGCAGGCATTAACGAAGAATACCAAAGAAATTTAATTAAAACACTCCGTGGTGCCACAGGAACTTATCATGCAGGATTACCAACTATACAAAGAGTAGCAAGAGGTGCAGGAGCAGATTACACTCCAAACTTCTTAACTGACGAAGGTGTTGCTAGTTGGAATTTAACAGACTTGTTTGATACGACTGTACAAAATGACATGGTATGGTATTTAAACTCAACTGGTGATGGGTATGGCGATGGTGACATTGACGCACAAGAAGTTATTGAACACGTATTCCACACACTTCATATGCACGGTTTACCTGCAGATGATATAAAATTATATAGTTTCTTAGCCGCTGATTGGCAGTCAGGCGATTTGTATGCCGCAATGGAAGAAGCATACGATGCTGGCAAGTGGGATCCATCAGGTTATCAAGAAAATCCAGATGATTGGAAAACAGATGCAGATGCATTTGAAGTAGCCGCAAAAGAATACTTGTTCCTACTAAACTTTGCTATGTTTGAATACACAGAATTATGGGACGGTGGAAGTCTTGCTCCAGAGTGGACAGATGATATGCGCACTCAAGCAGGCATTCTAGCAAATAACCCATTAGGTTATGCATTCCATAACACATACATTGCTCCAATTATTAGCAAACCATCACTTGCAACAATTAGAAGCATATTCCAAGATGGTAACACACCAGCACAAGACAATCCAGCAATAGCAGGTGGTTCAGGATATGTTGCAGATACAGGATATAGAGTACATCAAATAAATTGGGCCGAAGCAAGTGGTTTACCTTTTACACAAAGTTCAAACCATTATAGAGATTATCACGGACACGGCACACATGTTGCAGGCACAGCCGCAGGATTAAATTTTGGATGGGCAAAAAATGCACGTATATACTCTGTTAAGCTCGCTGGACTGGAAGGGTCTGGAGATAGCGGCACTGGTATTAGCACAACATATGCATTTGATTGTATTAAACTTTGGCATAGAAATAAACCCATAGATCCAACGACAGGATTTAAACGCCCTACTATTGTAAACATGAGTTGGGGTTACAGTGCAGGGTATGGCGATCGTCCGGATGGTGTAAGTGATCTTGTTTATCGCGGTACAACTTACAATCTAGGTAACGATCCAGACTTTAATAATACTGCACACCGTACTAGTACATACGGATTTTATCCATATTTTACAAGTAGTGGTTATCGATATCCTGTTAGAATTGGTTCTATTGATGCAGATGTACAAGAATTAATTGATGAAGGCATACATGTATGTATTGCCGCAGGAAATAATAGTTTTAAAATAGATGTGCCAGGCGGTGACGATTATGACAATATTGTGTTTAGTTCAGGAGGAACAGGATTCTATCAAAGAGGAAGTTCACCATATGATGATCAAGCATTTATGGTAGGATGTCTAAGTGCAACTACTGCATCACCCGAACAGAAAGTTGGTTTTAGTTCAAACGGTCCAGGAGTTGACATTTATGCGGCTGGTCATAATATTATTAGTGCAAGTAGTAATATTAATCAGATTGGTGGCGTAACTTATTTTAATAATTCTAGTTTTAAACAAATCAATATTAGCGGAACTAGTATGGCAAGTCCACAAGTATGTGGTTTAGGAGCAATTTATTTACAAGCAAATCCAGACTGGAGTCCAGCACAATTACGTGATCGTTTACATAAAGACAGTGCATCAACATTAGAAGATGGGGGTCTAACTGATTATGCTGATACTTCACAAATTAGTGGAGGTCCTAATAGATTAATGGTAAGTCGATATGGTGTTGTGTCACCATATAATAGTAACTTATATGCTTTAGGCAAAAAGCGGTAAATACTGTATAGGAGCAGAATATGGCAATACAGACAATTAATATCGGAACAATCGCAAACGACGGAACCGGAGATGACCTTCGTGAAGCGTTTGTAAAAGTTAATAATAACTTTTTAGAACTCAATGCAAGAGATCCAGAAAGAACAACAGCCGCAAACTTAGGAGCGTCGGGACAAGGTATATTTGCACAGTTAAATGGTGCAGAACTACAATTTAAAAAGATTGTTGCAGGCTCAGCTGTTACTCTTGCATCTGATGCTAATACTATTACTATTAATTCTACTGCTACTGGATTGCCTAGTATACAAGTTTTTGCAGATAACAACAATACTATTGTTGATGCTAATAATGATACATTAACTATTGCCGGTGGAAATCTTGTCACTACTAATTTAGTAGGAAATACAATTACTATTGCTTCTGAAACATCTTTAATTACAGACACTAATCCAAGACTTGGTACTAATTTAGACGGTGCTGGAAATAAAATTTATGGTACAAGCGATATTGAAAGTAATATTTGGGGCATTGACATTCGTCAAATGGACGGTATACAATCATTTATTAATCAACTTGATTTAGGAGAAGCACTTCCTACATCTTTTAGTAATGCATTAGAATATCTTTCACGTAATTTAGTTATTGAATTTGACGATGGTACTCAAACATTTACAGCATCAAATGAAGTAACAGCAGATATGGGAACACTACCTGTAGCATAAATATGTATATAGGAGTAATACATGGCAAATATCCTTTGGACAGTTAGCACTGGACACAGCTTAGGAACAATTAATGAAAGTATTGTACAGACAATTGACTTGCCTGTAGATAATACTGTTGACTCTATTAGATTAATTAGTGGAGATTTACCAGGTGGTTTAAGAATAGAAAATTTAACACTATCAGGAACACCATTTGAAGTTAAAGAATTAAAAGATTACGAATTTGTTTTAAGAGCAAAAAAAGGAAATAGAGTAGAAGACATTACTCTAACAATTACAATTGACGGTGCTGATGCTCCAATTTGGATTACACCTGAAGGTCCGTTACCGTTAGGACCAAATAATAGATTTTATATTTTAGATAGCAGTCCTGTAGATTTTCAATTACAAGTTATCGATGCTGATTTGCCAGCAGGTGATAATATTGAATATATTTTAGAAGATGACGGCGGCGAGCTACCACCCGGAATATCATTAGATAGAACAACTGGTAAACTTACAGGAATTGTTGAGCCACTGCTGGCGTTGGAACAAAGAGCTAGTGCAGGATTTTTTGACACCAATTTGTTTGGTTCTTTCCCATATGACTTTGGTATTAAAAGTTTTAATGGATTTGAAAGTTACTATTACGATACAACATTTTACGACTATGCAGTTCCTACTCAAAGTCCTAAAAAACTAAACAGAAATTATCAGTTTACTGTTTCAGCAAGTGACGGTGTAACTATTATTAAGCGTAAGTTTCAAATTTACTTAGTTGGTGATGATTTCTTAAGAACTGATAATACAATTATGCAAGTTGCAACTGGGTTGTTTACTGCTGATAACACATACTTACGAGCCCCAATTTGGTTAACGCCTAGTGATTTAGGATATCGACGTGCTAATAACTATGTAACATTATTCTTAGATGTGTACGATCCAACTAGTAATCAAGGTATTATTAGTTTTACAGTTAAACCGTCAAATGCAGATGGAACAGCAAGTATATTACCTCCGGGTATGGAACTTGATAGTATAACTGGTGAGATTGCAGGGCGTGTTCCTTATCAGCCAGCAGTTACGAAAGAATACAAATTTACAATCGAAGCACTAAGACAGCTTGGTTCTTCATCATCTACTTCTACACAATTTTTTGCAAACAACTTAGGTAAGAGTCCTTGGACTCAAATTAATCCTCAATTTGAACCAACTGATTTATTTTATCCAGATGACGAAAACAACTTTTCTTTCTCAGACTTTGCTGATAGTTATTTTAATACAGGAAATACTGAAACAGGTTGGTTAGTGTTTAGCGAAGTTGCGTTAACTGAAGATGATGCAAGTGATAATAAAAATTATGTTGCATTAGATATTGTAGATACAAAAGTTTGGGTTATTGAACAAGGTAAAGTTGTTGCTTCTAATGCAGATAGTGCATTAACTAAAATTGAAAAAGGAACAACAGATTATAATAGAGGACAGTTTATTGGCACTATTGCTAACGTAGGTTATAAGACTTATGATAATAATGGTGCAGTTACAGCTAATAAAGTAGTTACTATTAGTTTTTATAATTATGAAAAACAAGTAACTTCAGAAATTAATCCTACGGTTGCTAAAGATAAAGAATTTACATTAAAACTATTAGGTGAAGTTGAAAGTGCCATTACATGGAACACACTAAGTGATCTTGGAAATCTAAGAGCAAACTTTACATCTACTCTTCGAGTAAATGCATCAAGTAACGTTCCTAATGCTGTTGTATTATATTCACTAAAGTCAGGTAGATTGCCTCCAGGTATCATATTAGCAATTGATGGACAACTTCAGGGTAAAGTTAGACAGTTTGGTACTGTTGATTTACCTGGATTAACAACTATTGATAAAACTACACAAACAACTACTTTTGACGGTGCAACAACAACTATTGATAGAAGTTATACATTTACTGTCGAAGCAAGAGATCAGTTTAACTTTAGTGCTAGAACACAAGAGTTTACTATTACTACAACAGATCCAGATGATATTTTATATAGTAGTATTACTATGATACCATTGCTTCCTAAAGAACAGAGAAATACATATAGAAACTTTATTTCTGATCCGACAATCTTTACTCCTGGTAGTATTTATAGACCAAACGATCCAACGTTCGGACTACAGCCAGAAATTAAAGTATTAGCATATGCAGGTATTGAAACTAAAAACATTAGAGAATATGTTGCGGCTATTGCTAAAAATCATAAGCGAAAAAGTTATAAACTTGGAAATATTAATAAAGCAATAGCAAAAAATGTTGGAAGTAATGATACAGTTTACGAAATAATTTATGTTGATGTTATTGATCCGGCAGAACCCGATATTGGAAAAACTAAAACTAGTTTTACTGCACAATCTAAAAACAGAATAACAGTAGATAGTATTCAATATGCAGTTACAGACGACAATACTGGTGTTGGTACAGGCGAAGGATTTTTTGAAATTACACTAAGAGGCGGTGATGATAGATCTCCGGCATCATCTGGTGTTATTACATTTTATACTAGAAGTGGACCTGTACTATTTACTCCAGGCGGCGGCTTTACATGCGTGTTACAAAGTGGTCAAGAAGTTACTGTAGCAGACATTAATAACAGTATTAATTCTGATCCTTACAGATTTAGACCAATTAGCAATACTATTAAAATTGACAGCGATGCTATCAAAGTTAGTGAGAGTAATGATCAAACTAGGTATATAAGTAATATAACTAATATGAGAGATCGAATTAGAGCAATTGGTAATAATTTAAGAGAATTTTATCCGTTGTGGATGCGTACTCCACAGAATGTAGGTGAGCCAGAGTTAGGTTATAAATTAGCAATTCCATTATGCTATTGCTTACCCGGCGAAGCAGATAACATTTTATTAAATATTAAAAACAGTAATTTTGATTTTAAAAGTTTAGGTATAGAAATTGAACGTTATAATATTGACAGTACACTAGGTAATAGTAACGAACAATATATTCCGTTCGCAAACTATCAATTCAATGTATAGTGCTGATAAATAACAGTACACGAGAGGATTAAAAATGGCAAGTAATATTAATGACACTGGCGTAAATCAAAACTACCCTGTTGCAGGTGTAGATAACGATTCGCAAGGATTTAGAGATAACTTTTCAGTTATTAGAAGCAATTTTGTAGCGGCAAAGGCTGAAATTCAAACACTACAAAATACAACTGCACAAGGAGTTACATATAACTCTGAGACAGGAACTAACGATTTTTTGAACAGTACAGTAACAGGTTTAAATCTTATTAACAGTACTGAACAATCATATTCAGCACCTGGTACAGTTACTTCTAGTCAAAACGTCAATCTAAGTAGTGGCTTTTATCAATCTTTTACAGTTGGTGCGGATATTACATTTAACCTAACTGAATGGAACAGTGATACTGGTAAGGCAGGTAGAGTAAGAGTGTATATTAAAAATGACTCTGTACAAAGAACTATTACATTTACATCAAATGAAAATGCTGGTACAATCAAACGAGGACCAACTTGGCCTACAGAAGATAGTACTGCCGTAATTGATGTACCTAATACTAAAACGTTTGTTTTTGAATTTGTTAGTTTTGATTCAGGCGCAACTGTATATGCCGACTATCTCGGTATATTCGAATAAAAATGATACATCCTTTTAGTGAAGATACAAAAAATTTAACAGTCCAGCAGTGTTACGATAAAATTGCTGAACTATCAAATAAGTACTTTGTTACACAAAATCCTCAGCTACGCGAACAAATTTCTACATTTATAGAATATTACAAACAAGAAGCTATTACCAAAGAAGCACAATTACGAATTGAGCAACAAAATCAAGATAATGGCAATTTAGATCTTGACAGTTTGATTAATATCAGTTAAACTGTATACATGATTATGAAAACAGATTCTTTAGGAATACCACGATTCTCAAATCGCGACTTAATCGATATGATCTATAGTGGTCATGTGGATAAAGTACACGTTGTACTATGTGATCCAAGTGATGACGTAGATAAATTTAATTCTGCAATGGAAGAACAAGGTATGAATCCATTGCAAAAGTATATTCCATTGGATGTAGATCAAAAGACTTTTGACGGTGTATGCCAAAGTGAATGGTTTATGCCACAAGAGTATAAAGAACTTGATGTCTATAGTTTTGTAATGAACAAAGCAGGTGATGATTTAGCAGAATTAAAAAGAGTTGAAGAAGAACTTGCACAGTTTAAAGTACGAGGCATGACTAACTTACTACGTTACATGATCTATCTTGTAGACTTTATGCGTGAGAATAACATTGTATGGGGTGTAGGACGTGGATCAAGTGTAGCAAGTTATGTGCTGTATTTGATAGGTGTACATCGTATTAATTCAATCCAGTTTGACCTGGATTGGCGTGAGTTCCTTAGATAAGTACAGTATAATAAACCTTTAACAGGAGAAATAAAATGGCAGTACAACAAAAGGGTCGTAAGCAATATAGAACAATGACAGGTAAAGTTATTGATATGGATTTGCTTAGACAAAGAAATGAACTAACTCCAGCTGTAGGCAATGCTCGTGTAAATGCACGTGGCGACGAACTAGGCCCAGGCGGAAAAATTATTAAGAAGCGTGAAGAGTTGCTTCGAGATTATTATGCAGAAAATGTCGAACCTACTGAGTTTGAACAGCCTGCACCTAAAGAAAAAGCTGAAGAAACAGCAGAACCACAAAACACTGTAGAAGTAGAGCAACCAACAAGTAGAAGTACAAAAGCTCAACCTGGAAAAACTAAGGCCGAATCAAAAACTCAAGACGATTGGGTTGAAGACGATGACGGCAACTTTGTACCAAAAGGATAAAGAAGAAAATGGATTTTGATTACGAAGCAATGGCCAAAGGCAAAAAAGGTATTCAGGCATCAGTAAAAGCAAACACCATCAGACCTATTCATAATCGAGTGATTGTAAAGAATATGCACTTTGGTGATACTACTACTAACGGAGGTATCATTGTACTAAACGATGATGGTAAAGATCGAGGAATTAAGCCTCGTTGGGCACAAGTAGTTTCAAAAGGTCCTGAAAACGACGATCCTTATAATGAAGGAGATTGGATCTTAGTAGAACACGGTCGTTGGACTAGAAGTTTTGACGTTGATTTTGGCGACGGAGAACCTATCACTATGAGAACAGTTGAAGCAGAGAGTATTCTTATGTGGGATACTGAACGACCTGAAGATATGTTGTTCGGTAGTAAAACAGGTGCAACTAGTACTACTACTCATCGTCCAGAAGACTTTACAGGTATGCCTCCGGTATAAAAATGAATCTGTCTAATGTTTCAACAGAAGCACTAAAGGCTAAACTAAAAAAATTAGACGCAGTATATCACATAACAGATGATGTCCAAATGCGTTATAAAATAATGCAGGCGGAAGACCAAATTAAACAACAACTTAGAGAAAGAGGCGAAATTGAATAACGTAGTAGATATAAACAAATACCGTGACTTTGTAAGCGAAGTTACGAGTGATGCAAGTAATGATCTAGAAGCAATGATTGTTAGATTGCGTGAATTAAACAAAACAGTAAACATTAGTTTACTAATGACAGGAGCAATTGGTATTGCATCAGAAGGAGGCGAGTTTGCAGAAATTGTTAAAAAATGTGTATTCCAGGGTAAGCCTTTGGATGATGACACTAAGTTTCACATTAAGCGAGAACTTGGCGATATTGCTTGGTATTTTGCTAATGCTTGTAGGAGCATCGGTGAAGACCCTAGTGCAGTAATTGAAGAGAATGTTCGTAAACTAGAAGCACGTTATCCAGGTGGATCATTTGATGTCCACTATTCCGAAAACCGCAAAGACGGGGATCTATAAATTTAATGGATTATGAAAAAGAACGAAAGATTCTCACGGATGTTGATGGTGTTCTTCTAGATTGGGAATCTGCATTTACAGCATGGATGGGAGAACGTGGTTACACCCCAGTAAATCCCGAAGTATATAAACAATCAGTACGATATAACATTGAACAAGAATTTGCAGATTCATTAGTACAAACATTTAACGAATCAGCATGGATGGGATATTTAAAACCTTTACGTGATAGTGTAAATGCACTAGATCAGTTTTCAGCTAGTCACTGGCACTTTGAATGTATTACAAGTCTTAGCACAGATCACTGGGCAGGAGAACTGCGCCGCACAAATTTAAACCGTTGGTTTGGTAATACTGTTCGAAGAGTACAGTGTATTGCTACTGGTGCAGACAAAGACGATATCCTAAAAGAATACGAACCGGGACATTGGTGGATTGAAGACAAGCCCGAAAATTGTGAAGCTGGCCTAAGAGCTGGGCATAAACCTATCTTAATTGATCATCCATTTAATCAGGAATACAATAATCCCGATGTCATTCGAGTAAAAGATTGGCAAGAAATTTATAATATCATAACCAAAAGTTCTTGACATCTTCTCAGTAATTTGTTATAATTTATAAAAATTAGGAGTATGATAATGAAGTTCCCCAAACCACAATCTAGCGGAATCGGTACAACTGGTGTAACTGGTGTTGCACTGTTAGTATTGCACGTTACAGGATACTTAACAGGGTGGGCATGGCCTATCCTGTATATACTATTGATTATGTCCGCAATGGGCCAGGAAAACAGAAAAGGATAATATGGCAAAAAGAAACAAACTTGAAAGAAAACTAGATGAGTACAATCACACAATGGAACTAGTAAGAACTATTGTTCCGATCGCTGTCTTAGTTTTACAAGTTATTATATTAATGAAGTTGGTATAAATGGCAACTCACGGCATGATTGATTTAGAAACACTGGGCGTAGAGCCAGACAGTGTCATAATGACCCTCGGAGCAATTAAGTTTGATCCGTTCACTGATGACGAACCTTACAGTCCATTGTATCTAAGATGTGACATTGAAGAACAATCAGAGTTACTATGTAGATCAATCGACGATAACACTATTGCTTGGTGGAGTAAACAAAAACAAGAAATCCAAGATGAAGCATTTGGTGATCATGAAGGCCGTGTTAATATGGATCAACTTACAAAAGCAATTAATAAATTTTGCGTAGGAGTAGATTACTTATGGTGTCAAGGCCCTTTGTTTGATTATGCTATTCTACAAAATTTATACAAGCAAGTAGGAAAACCTTGTCCTTGGAATTTTTGGCAGATACGTGATAGTCGTACACTATTTGCTATGATGCCTCAGGATCCGCGTAAAGCAATACAAGAAGAACTTCATAACGCACTAGCAGATTGTTACTATCAGGCTAAATGTGTACAACAAACATACAAACATTTTGGAGTAAAGGCAAGATAATGAAAGAACTATGGGTAGAAAAGTATCGTCCTAAGACGGTAGACGGTTATGTATTTAGAGATGACCATCAAAAGTCACAAGTAAAGCAATGGATTAAAGACGGCACTATTCCTCATCTACTGTTTAGTGGCAATGCAGGTATTGGTAAAACAACCCTTGCTAAAATTTTATTGAATCAATTAGAAATTAATGATTTAGATGTGTTAGAAATCAACGCAAGTAGAACAAACAGTGTAGAGGATGTTCGTGATAAGATTGTGAACTTTGTACAAATGATTCCATTTGGTGACTTTAAGGTTGTACTGCTAGATGAGGCTGATTACTTGAGTCCAAACGCACAGGCCGCACTACGTGGTGTTATGGAAGAATATCATACTACAGCACGTTTTATTTTAACATGTAACTATCCTAACAGAATTATTCCTGCACTGCATTCAAGATGCCAAGGCTTTCATATTGAACGCATTGATCAAACGGAATTTACAGCTAGAGTTGCAGAAATCCTTATTACAGAAGGCGTAACTCCGGATTTGGATACCCTTGATACATATGTAAAAGCAACTTATCCTGACTTGCGTAAGTGCATCAACATGGTGCAAATGAATAGTGTAGACGGTGTATTAGTACAGCCTGAAAAAAGCGATGCGGGAGATGCTGACTATAAACTTGCATTGGTTGAATTATTTAAAGCAGGTAAAATTAGTGAAGCACGTAAACTTGTATGTAGTCAAGTTCGTCCAGAAGAAATGGAAGATATATACAAATGGCTATATGATAATATTGAACTTTTTGGTGATGAAGAACGACAAGAAAGCGCAATTCTTATTATTAAACAAGGTTTGGTAGATCATACGCTTGTAAGCGATCCAGAAATTAATCTTGCGGCAACGATGATTAGGTTAGCGAGACTGAAGTGAAAACTTTAATTTGCGGAGAGAAAAATGTCTAGGACACTATTAGACGGTACAGAAGTTAATGAACTGTCGGAGCCATTACAGTTAGTAGTATACACCAAGTGTCCTGAGAAATATAAACTAATAGATATGGAAACAGGTGAGGAGTATATAGGCACTCGCCCTTCTCAACATGAGTTCCATTGGAGGAAAATAAATGACGTATCTAGTAAATGATAATTGTATCAAATGTAAGCATACTGATTGTGTAGAAGTATGTCCAGTAGACTGTTTTTACGAAGGTGAAAACATGTTAGTTATTAATCCAGACGAATGTATTGACTGCGGTGTTTGTGAACCAGAATGTCCGGTAGATGCTATTATTACAGATTTTAATGATGTTGATAACAAATGGTACGACATTAATTTTAAATACTCAAATACATGGCCTAACATATCTCAAAAGAAGGACGCACCTGCCGATGCTGAAGAGTGGAATGGTGTAGAAAATAAATTTGAAAACCATTTTAGCGAAGCACCTGGAGAAGGAGATTAAATGAAATTAAAATGTAAACATATTTTATTGAGTTACGATAAGGCTGAAAATAGCTCACATGAAAGACCATTAGGTGTAGCTATGAAAGATGCTGAACAATTAATTATTGAACTAAACAAGGGTACTATTTCATTTGCAGATGCCGCAGGAAAGCATAGTGCATGTGCAAGTGGGCCAAGACACGGCGGCGACCTTGGATGGTTTGAAGAAGAAAAAATGCATCCAGACTTTAGCAATGCTGTAAAGGTACTTGGTATCGATACTATTGGGCCACCTATTCTTACACCGTGGGGTGTACATATTGTATTAAGGACAGGTTAATGGTAGAATATGAGTATTACGATTGGAATAGTTTAATTACTGAAACTGACCGACAATCAATGTGTCGAGATGTTTCAGCAGGTATTGATGCTGGAAACTTCTGGACAAATAGTCCGAAGTATCAAACTAACTGGAATGTATTTCAGCAGTTTACAGATTTGAAGATGAGTTTTATTTGGTCATGTTTTAAATATTTAGGACGTGAAGTACAGATCAAACAAATACAAAGTTGGAGCTTTCGTACAAGTTTAGAAATTGCAGAAGACAGAAACAAGCTATGGCATCATCACAATCATAATACTGAAACTACTACAGTAAGTGGTGTTTATTATATGCATTTACCTGATGATGTAGCAGACTTAAACACAGCAGGAACAGAATTAGCACCGAACGGTGTTGACGGCGAAGGTAAATTCTTTACACCTTGGAAGACTGGACAGTGGATGATCTATCCTGGAAAAATTTGGCACCGTCCAGGAATTTTACAATCACACAATGATCGTTTTATTGTAGCGGCAGATATGGAGTTTTGATTTGATTAAAGCAATTTTAGCATGTGATGACAATGGCGGCGTAAGTAAAGACGGTACATTACCGTGGCCGCATAATACTACAGACTTGCAATGGTTTAAGAACAATACAGCAGGACATGTTGTTGTTATGGGATCCACTACTTGGGCAGATCCCCACATGCCAAGGCCTTTACCTAAACGTATTAATGTGTTAGTAACTTCGCAAGTATCCAAATATACTAACGACGGAATGGATGGCATTATTCAAGGTGACTTGAACATGCATTTAAGAGTGTTAGAAAAAACATATCCAGGATTAATAATTTGGGTGATTGGCGGGCCTAATATTATTGAGCAGTGTTTAGATAGTATTGAAGAATTTTATTTAAGTCGTATCCCAGGCAATTATGATTGCGATACGCATTTGCCTTTAGAGCAAATTGAAGAGATGTTCTTTTTGACACACGAAGAAGAACATCCTGAAGTTATATTTCAAATTTGGAAGAAGTGATGAAACAGTATCTTGATGCCCTACAATATATTTTAGACAATGGTGAAGATGTTAGTGACCGTACAGGTGTAGGTACACGCACAGTATTTGGTTATCAAATGCGTTTTGATTTACGTAAAGAGTTTCCTGCTGTTACTACTAAGAAACTTGCATGGCGAGCTGTTGTAGGAGAATTATTATGGTTCTTAGAAGGTTCAACAGATGAGCGTAGACTTGCTGAAATTACATTTGAAGCAGACAGAACAGAAATTTGGGAAAAGAAAACCATCTGGACTGCTAACGCTGATGCACAGGGTGTAGCACTAGGCTATCGTAATGATGATTTATATAAAGAACTAGGACCTGTATACGGAAGTCAATGGCGTGATTTTAACGGCGAAGGATTTGATCAAATACACAATATTATTCGCCAACTTACTACAGACCCAGATAGTCGTCGTATTATTCTAAGTGCGTGGAATCCTAATCAACTAGAAGATATGGCACTTCCGCCTTGCCATACACTTAGTCAGTTTAAAGTTATTAACGGCAAACTTAGTTGCCAAATGTATCAGCGTAGTGCAGATATGTTCTTAGGCGTTCCTTTTAACATTGCTAGTTACAGTTTACTTACGCACATGTTGGCACAAATCTGCGGGTTAGAAGTGGGCGAGTTTGTATGGACTGGTGGTGATTGCCATATCTATCAAAACCACTTTGAACAAGTTAAACAACAACTTGAGCGTACTCCTATGCAAGGTCCTACACTAGAAATGCCCAAGTTTGAAAATATTGCAGAACTATTAGAAACTGTTCCTAGTGATTATAAACTTGTTAACTATAATCCAATGGATAGTATTAAGGCACCGATGGCAGTATGAAACAAAAATTTATTGAAGCATACATGGACGTTGCAGAACGTTTTGCACAATTAAGTTCAGCAGTGCGTTTAAATGTAGGTGCGATTGTTGTTAAGGATGATAGAATTATTAGTATTGGTTACAATGGTATGCCCAGTGGTTGGGATAATGTTTGTGAGCATGAAGGCAAAACTAAGGCAGAAGTGTTACACGCCGAGTCTAACGCAATCGCTAAACTAGCTCGCTCTCCTGAAAGCGGAGAAGGCGCAAGTATTTTTATTACCCACAGCCCTTGCATTGACTGTGCTAAACTAATCTATCAAAGCGGAATAGCCGCTGTGTACTACAAAAATGATTATCGTAGTACACAGGGCATTCAGTTTTTAAATAAATCTAATATTAAAGTAATTAAAGTTTAACTACTCATCGCCGTATACTTCTAAAATCTCCTTCACTGCATCATGCCTTTCGATATCTTGGTGATCGAACGTAACAGTCGCTAAATGCGAAGCATTACCGTGGCGATTTAATTGATTAACAAAGTCAATTAAGCCGTTGTCTTTCATTCTATCTGCCTGGTTAAGGTCTCCTGTTACTGCCATTTTCGAACCTTCGCCGAGACGTGTAAGTAGCATTTTCATTTGATTTGCTGTAGAGTTTTGCATCTCATCAGCAATAATATATGAACGCTTAAATGTACGACCTCGCATAAATGCTAATGGAGCAATTTCAATTACGCCTTCAGCAATCATACCTTCAATGTCTTTTGCTGTGAAATATTCACGCAATACATCAAATATAGGTCTAGTCCACGGAGCCATTTTTTGTTCTAAAGTACCCGGTAAAAAACCTAGGTCTTCGTCAACTGAAACAGCTGGTCTTGTAACAACAATCTTGTCAATATTACCTTCTTTGAAAAATTTAATCGCAGTTAGAACCGCAATAAGAGTTTTGCCCGTGCCTGCAGGTCCGATACCAAAGACAACGTCTTTTCTATCGCTTGCAAGTGTAAGCATATATTCTTCTTGGGATCTATTACGAGGAATGATTTTAACATTCTTTTGTTTTTCTGGAAGGTAATTATTAATTTGAACAACATTATTGTGAAAGTTCTTACTCTTGCGAGCTCGCTTTGCACTCATGAAGTGTCCTCCTTTATGATATAACTTCATGTAAACATTACTTCTGTTTACAAAAATATTTAGCATCTTAGAGCCAAGTATAATCTACTAACACAATATTTTGATAAATAATAATATAGGAAATAGGTGCCATTATGAAAGATGTAATTGATGTAATCAAAAATATTCAAGACATATATGAAAGTGATAAAGCCTTTCAGATACTAAAAGATTTTGAAAGAGTACTCGATGACCTCGATTTATATGTATATGCAAACTGGGAAGACGGCGAATTAGTTCAAGGTCCTACTATTTCGCGTCATTGGGTCACTTGTTCTTTTATGTGGGACAAAGATAAAATGCCAGACCCTATGGGCGGCAAGCGTTTACTAGATTATGACTGTAAAGTTACATTTAAACGAGACAAAATTATTAAGCCTCGTAAAATTCGTAAACCTGACGATATTCGCCCTATGACAAAAATGGGTAAACTTGATACACATCCAATTTGGGTTGTTGAAATTATGATGCCTAAGAAACTCATTGCTGATATTTACAGCGGATATAAAGCACTTAATGATTACGAAACTGATGTTGGAACTGCTCCAAGCGTTCCGGCACCTGCTGAAACTGAAGGCGCCGATTTGGCAGCCGATGCAACTGCTGATGCGATAGAGACTGTATAACATGGGACTACAAAAACACGATTTAAAATTTCTTGTCGATAGTATTATCGAAATTGATTCTTATAAAAGTAAAATGGGCACTGATGAAAATATCATTACGTTAGCATTAAGTGTTAATGGTCACGAGCCTGCTAAAGATTTAGAAAATTTTGTAGAAAAAGGCTATCCGTTTGTGTTAGATGCTGATGTAAGTTCAGGTGAACAATCTGATGGTACATATAAAGTGTTTATTGAAATTGAAAGATCTAAAGATGCTACTACACAAATTTTAGAAATTGCTGACGGAGTTAAAAAACTATCTGGGTTAGATGATTTGAGATTTAGATACTATAAAAACTTTAAAAGCAAAGAACTATCAGAAGTTAACTTAGAAGCAACTGTTCCTGTTGATAGTGCATCATATGATATTGCAATCAACGAAACCCACAACGAAAATTATAAAAACTTTTTTAGTAAAAGTTATGCAGAGTCAGTTGACATGTTAGGTGAAAACACTCTTATTATTAAAAATACGTATGCACAAGCATTAAGATTTGAAGTAACTGATTTTGGTAAAGATACTGTGCTTAATGAGACAATCAATATGAATGATATGTCTGAAGTCATTTTCCTTACTAAATATCTAGGAGATTATAACATTACTAAGTATGGTAATACAATCGTACTTACAAATGAAAGTTATAGTTTACATTTAAAAAGGATATAGAATATGAGTTTTGATTTTAACTTCACAAAAGAGCATCTCGCAGAAATAATTTCAGCAGATGCTAACGATTGGTATGATGCACTATGCAAACTATTACCAAAATATGGAATTACAACAGAACGTAGAGTAGCACACTTCCTAAGCCAATGTGCTCACGAATCAGGTGGCTTTAAAACACTAGAAGAAAATCTAAACTATAGTGCAAAAGCACTTCGTGCAGTATTTGGTCGTTACTTTGGTGATGCTCCAAAAGCAGATGCTGATGAATATGCACGTAACCCAGAGATGATTGCTAACCGTGTTTACAACGATGAGTTCCGTAAATACAAGATGGGTAACACACAAGAAGGTGATGGTTGGAGATTTCGTGGTCGTGGACTGAAGCAGTTGACAGGCCGTGACAACTACACACGCTTTGGTAAGAGTGTAGGCATGACAGCAGAAGAAGCCGCAGAATATGTAGCAACTCCTGCAGGTGCTATTGAGTCAGCTTGCTGGTTCTGGGGCGCAAACAATCTAAACGACATTGCAGACACAGACGATGTTGTAAAGATGACTAAAAAGATTAACGGTGGTAACATTGGACTAGAAGATCGTCAAAGACGTTACAAACATGCACTACAAGTACTAGGTATGGATGCAGAAGATCTAGGTGAAGATGATGGCGCAACTATTGATGTTGATGACATTGGTACACTACGCAAAGGTTGCAAAGGCGAAGGCGTTAAAATGATGCAAGAAGCATTAGGTGTTGGAGCCGATGGTGACTTTGGTCCAGGTACTGAACGTGCTTTAAAAGCATGGCAAAGTGCAAACGGATTAGTTGCTGATGGTATTGCGGGTCCAAAAACTTTGGAAAAATTACTAGGATAAACTATGTTTAGTTCTTTAAGAATCGCTATTGTACTGACATTACTTGCTACAGCAGGTGTAGGATTCTTATGGATTAAAAACTTACAACGTGATTTAGAAATAGCAAGAGAAAATGTTGCTAAACTAGAAGTTGCTGTCCAAACTAGCGAAGCAAGTTTAAAACTTGAAAGAGCAGAAACAGTAAGATTAGGTGATTTGAACAATCAACTAAGCACGGATTTACAAAAAGCAGAGCAGTACGGAGATGAACTTCGTGCTACTCTACAAAAACACGACCTAACACACTTGGCTAATAAAAGGCCTAGTTTGATTGAAAAGAGGATGCAAAATGCGACCAATAAACTTTGGGATGATCTTGAGTCTATCACTGATCCTAATGGGATGCTCGACGTTCAGCCCGGAACCACAAATAGTAACAGTAACTAATACCGTAAAAACTACTGTACCTATAGTTGCTCATCCAAAGAAAGTTCAATTGAACGATGTTAAGATCTATGTGGTTTCAAAAGAAAACTATGACGAGTTTGTAAAAGAGTTCGAAGACAAGAATGGCGGGGATGCTTACATTGCTATTAGTGTAAAAGACTACGAAAATCTTAGTTTAAACTTTGCAGAACTAAGACGTTATATTGAACAACAGAAACAAATTATTGTATACTATGAAGAAGCAGTTAAGCCTGAGCCTGATACTGATACTGCTGAGTCTAAGTAGTTGTACTAGCCAATCTACTTGCACCATAAAACCTGGCATTGAGGCAAATACTAAAGGTGAAACTATTCAAGAAATGGTGTTACCTAAAGGCGAAGTTAGTTGCTCTTTCTAATAAATAAAATATCAAAAGGGCATTAATCATATTATCCTTTATGCTTGCTGGGTGTGTTGAACCAATGCAAGATCCTACTGTAACAGCAGTAGAGTTTCTCGGTCTGAATGAATACCAAAATCGTAATCAAATAAAAGAACTTACAGGTGTAGATCCTGTTCGTACAGAATGGTGTGCGGCTTTTGTAAATGCTATACTTGAAATGGACGGTATACCTGGTTCAGAAAGTGTAAGCGAAAATCCACTTATGGCAAGAAGTTTTCTATCTTGGGGGGATCCTATAGATCCAGAAGATATCCAAAAAGGTGATGTTGTTGTTTTTCCAAGAGGCAATAGCAGTTGGCAAGGACACGTAGGATTCTTCATACAAGAATACAATGGACAATGGATAATCCTCGGTGGCAATCAAGACAATACAGTTAATTATAAACTATTCAACCCTAGTAGAGCTATCGGAATTAGGCGTCGGCCGGAATAAATACACATAGTAAAGAGAGGGTTATTATGTGGGAAATGATACAACAGATGGCGGGCGACCGCTTATGGATTTATACTAGCATTGTAGGGTCATTACTAGGTGCCGCATTTTTATTCTGGTTTAAAGACACAAGAATGGCAACATGGGGCGTAACTAAATTTGATGCTACTCTAGAATATCTAGCAATACGCTGGGGCTGGACTTGGCTTCAGAATGATCCAAACGCATGGCGTGTTAAGTATCCTAAAATCACATCAAAAATTGACGAGCTTGAAGCTCGTATTAAAAAATTAGAGGGGAAACGTAAATGAGCGAAGAAACTAAAAATGTAACTATGGATGCTGAAACTGTAGCACGTATGGATACAAACGGAGACGGGCATATCTCTGCAGAAGAAGCGGCAATGGATCTTGAATTCAAACGTAAGCGTTATGAAGACATGGATGCTATGCGTGATGCACAGCGTAACATGGCGTGGTTCGCATTGTTTGGTATGCTACTATATCCATTTGCAGTTGTTGCGGCTGGATTCTTAGGCTTAGAAGAAGCAAGTAAAACATTAGGGTCAATGGCTCCGACATATTTTGTTTCAGTAGCGGCTATTGTCTCTGCATTCTATGCTAAAGAAGCATTTGTAAAGAACAAATAATCAGTTATTGTAAAATCTAATAGTCCATACGATAAGTAGTTGTATGGACTATTATTCTATCTTAGGCGTCCCTAAGAACGCTTCCGAACAAGACATACGAAAAGCATACAAAAAACAAAGTATGCAACACCATCCTGACCGCGGAGGCGACGAAGAACAATTTAAAAAAGTCAACGAAGCATACAGTACACTAAAAGATCCACAGAAACGTCAGCAGTACGATAATCCGCAACCACAAGGTTTTAGGGGTTTTAACGGTCCGTTTAACGGCACTGGATTTGAAGACGTTTTTTCTAACTTTGGATTTGGTCGACAAAGTGTACGAAATCGTGATATTAATATAGGATGTAATTTAGAATTAAAAGATGTTTACACAGGTAAACAAATTGTTGTAGCATACAGACTTAATAACGGAAAAGAACAAACAGTTGATCTTAATATTCCTATTGGAGTTCGACAAGGAGACCGTATTCGATTTGCTCAAATGGGACAACACGATATACCACAAGTTCCTCCAGGAGATTTATTTGTTCAAATTAATATTATGAATACACCTGAATTTGAAGTTCACGGGTTGGATCTATTAATGACAAGAAGAGTAAGTGTATTAAAATTAATAACAGGAACAACTATTGAAATCAAGACACCAAATGATAGTTTTTTAGAACTAAAGATATCAAAAGGCACACAACCAGGCACAACATTAAGACTTACTGGAAGAGGTTTACCTAATAGGGCCGGAGGTCAAGGTAGTATTTTAGTAAAAGTTATAGGACAAACTCCGTCAGGACTTGATCAAGAAGACATCGAAAAAATTGAACAAATTGAGCAAAAGTACTCTTGACTTTAAAGATATAAAGTTATATAATAGTTAAATACAAATATGGAGATTAATTAATGGTTGAGCCAAGTGAAGAACTACAGGTAGTATTCGATAAAGCAATTAAAGATGCTAGAAGTTTAAATCATGAATACGTAACATTAGAACATTTATTGTTTGCAATGTTATGCTCAGATAACTTCTTAAACATTCTAAACGGTTTTGGTATTGAATCAGAAAAGCTAAAGGCTGAAGTTCTTGATTATGTAAAAACTAAACTAGACGATATCGTTACCGATGTTGAAAAATACAAACCTAAAAAGACACAAACTGTAGAACGTGTAATGAACAGAGCATTTACACAAGTACTGTTTAGTGGTCGTCAACAGATTGATATTAGCGATGTATTTCTATCAATGCTTAATGAAAAGAAATCATACGCAACATACTTGATTACTAAGTCTGGCGTAGATAAGGAACGATTCAGTAATTATCTCAATAGCGAAATTGCTAATGAAATTGAAGACGACGAATTGCAGGGGCAAGCACAGAGAGCATTACGTGCATTTACTACCAACCTAAATAGTCAAGTTGAAAACGGAAAAATTGATCCTGTAATTGGTCGGCAAGAAGAAATTGATAGTATTGCATTGTCATTAGGACGCCGTAATAAAAATAACGTATTACTTGTTGGTGATCCGGGTGTAGGTAAAACTGCTATTGCAGAAGGTCTTGCATATCGTATTGTTAATAAAGAAGTTCCTAAGTTTCTTGAAGAGTACAGTGTTTACAATCTAGATATTGGTGCTATGCTTGCTGGTTCAAAATATCGCGGTGACTTTGAAGAACGCTTTAAACTAGTTATGGCCGCAATTAAAAAGCAAGGTAAAACTATTGTGTTTATTGACGAAGCACATATGATGAATGGCGCAGGTGCTGGCGGATCCAATAATGCAAACGATCTTGCTAATATGCTTAAACCTGCTCTAGGTAAAGGTGATATTAAAGTTGTTGCTTCAACTACTTGGGACGAGTATCGCAAGTACTTTGAAAAGGATCGCGCTCTTATGCGTCGATTCCAGCGTGTGAGTGTTGACGAGCCTAACAAGGAAACAACAACACAAATTCTATATGGTATTAAAAAGTACTATGAGGAGTTTCATCACACAACAATTACTGATCAAGCAATTGAAGAAGCAGTAAAATTGAGTGTAAAATATATTACCGATAAGAAGCTTCCTGATAAAGCAATTGATTTAATCGATCTAGCATGCTCAAGATTCAAAGTAAATAATATTGAAGATAATCGAGTTGTTGGTCCAGATGAAATTAAATTTGAACTTGCTAAATTTGTAAATCTTCCACCAGAACAGATTCAGCAAAAAGAAACTAATAATTTAAGCCAGTTAAACAAAAATCTTAAATTAAATGTTTACGGACAAGATCAAGCAATTGACGAAATTGTTGACAAAATTCTTGTTGCACAGGCAGGACTTAAAAGCGAAGACAAACCAATTGGTAGCTTTGTGTTTATGGGACCAACTGGTGTAGGTAAAACAGAGCTTGCTAAACAACTTGCTAAACATCTAAGCATTGAACTTGCAAGATTTGACATGAGTGAATATCAAGAAAAGCACAGTGTAAGTAAACTTATTGGTTCTCCTCCAGGTTATGTTGGTCATGACGATTCAAGTGGACAACTTATTAATAAGTTACAAGAATATCCTAATTGTGTACTATTACTTGATGAGATTGAAAAAGCACATCCAGATGTTGCACAAATCTTGTTGCAAATTATGGACAATGGTAAGATCACGGGTAGCGATGGAAAAGAAGCAGATGCTCGCAACTGTATTCTAATCCTTACTACTAACTTAGGCGCTGAGCAAGCTGAGAAAAACACTATTGGATTTAGTCAAGACTTTGCCGAAGATTATGGTGATGATGAATTCAAACGTTTCTTTGCTCCAGAGTTCCGCAACAGACTAGACGGTGTAGTTACGTTTGGTAAACTAGATAAAGAAATTTCTATTAAGATTGTTGGTAAGTTTTTACTTGAATTAAGAACAATGTTAGACGATAAAAATATTTCTTGTGAAATTTCTGATGATGCAATTGACTATATTGTTGAAAAAGGATTTGATTCTAAGATGGGTGCTAGACCAATGCATCGATTTATTGATAAGGAAATTAAACGTCCTCTAAGTAAAATGATGTTGTTTGGAGATCTAAGAGATGGTGGCTTGTTAAAGATTGATATTGCCAATGATGTCTTAACACTTATTGCACAGAAACAAAATATTGCTGATGAATCGCTTCAACACAACTAAACTCTTTTATAGAAAGTATCTATATAAATTAAGAATACGCAACGATGTTGCCGGGCTGTTTAGAGGTCTTAATCTTAGCTATATTAAGTCTAAGTTAGACACTATGCAACAGTTTGCTGAAGGCGAGTTATCAATTCCAAGCCCCTTTAAATGGGGCTTGCGAACTCCTAAAAATGTATCTTTAGAAATGTTTATGGATGCATGTGTATTATATCGTACATTTTTAGATAATAAAGATAACTGCACAATTAGAGTTGAAGGACATGTCATTGACATTTATTCAAACGAAGAAGATTGGTTAGAGAAATTATCTAAGCAAATAAATTGCGAAGAGTTTCATGCTCCTAGCAATGAAAATAAAGAGTTTTTAAAAAACAATACTAATGTAGTAATTTGTAATGAAGAGGTTGTGGAATGGCCATATCAAATATATTTTGGAAAATTTATTGATCCTAACTTTGCTAGTTACTGTGAAAATAATTCTAATATTAAAATAGGAAAAACAGCATTAGAATGTGCTAGATCTAAAGGTTGGTGTTTAGGATTTTACTTTTGGACCACTACTGAAAAGCAAGCAATGCTGGCTCAAATAGCACTAGGCGGAGGCGTACAAAAAATCATAAAATATGTAAGTCAGTCCGAATTGCATAAATACTAGTATGCCTAGTACAAGTGAAATAATTTTATCAGCAAACACAGCAACAGACGGTTCTACAGTAACTACTGTTGTTGGATCCGCCTTTAAGGGCGACGGTTATTATGGACGATCTGATGGTGTCCATACAGTTCAATACGACTTAAACGGAGTTACCGGTGATATTATCATCCAGGCTACTCTTGCAATAGATCCAGCAGATGCTGACTGGTTCAATGTACATTCGTATACTGCCGCACAAGAAACTACCGTTAGATATACAAATTTTACTGGTAATTTTGTTTGGATTAGAGCAAAAATAATCATCACAGATGGAACCGTAAATAGCATTAGGCTAAATCATTAGGAAGTAGAATGAAGAATTTTATTAACATTGTATTTGACAAAATTGAAGAAGTAGATGATATTGTAGTCGAATCAGTTGCTACAAGTGCATCTAATGCTTTAATGGAAAGTGAAACTAATTATTTGTTATTTGAAGATGAAAGCAAAACAATCTTAGCAGTTGAAACTCATGTGCAACTAACTGAAGAAGAGTCTAATGAAGTTGCAGTTAATATTGCAAATACATTGTTTGACCTAGGATATGAGAGTTTTGATATCGAGGTAAGTGTATAATGAAATTTTTTCAAATTAAAGAAGCTATTAATTCTAAACAATTATTAGAAGCTAATACTGGATTAGAAGCTCAACATGCAATGCATGATATAAAAACAATTAGTGATGCATTACCAAAAGTTCCTACAGAAGAAGTACAACAAAAAAAGTCACTAATTAATGATCTTAAAAATATTAAACAATTTTTAAGTAATTTTATTGAAAAAGCAAAGGCTGAGTTAAATCAACCTGCTACAGAATCAATTGAAACTGAAGCTACTCCTGATGTTAAAAGAAAGTTAGATCTTCTTAGTCCAAATGCTAAAAAACGTGCACCAGCAATATCTGCTACAGATAATCTTGATGAAGACGCACAAGAAATTTTAGCTGAAATTATGGATATGATCCAATGGGTCGAAGTTAATGTTGAAGATGAAAGTAAGAAAAAAGAAGGGATAGCTCGTGTTAACAGTTTGTTAGATAAAGTTACTAATAAATTCGTAGTACTGACACAAGAAAGAGATACTGCTCGTTCACAGCGTGATGAAGCAATTAATTTTGTGAAAGAAGTAACTGGTGTACTTGTACAATTAGGTAACAAAGTACAGGGCTTTGAAATTAAAGATCCATCTGAACTAAAAGGCAAAGATAAAACTTCTTATAATAAACTTGCAGTCAATGCAGAAAAGTTTACAAAGACTTTAAAGCAAGCATTGTTTGGTAAAATACTTGATATGCAAGAAGGAAGTGATGTAACCCAAGATGAGATCAAAGATTTTTTACAAGCCTGTGTCGACGGTAAAGTAATTAATATGCTAAGACTTATTTCTGTAAACAAAGGTAACGTTAAAGATTTTGTAAATCCAAACTATCAAAAAGTTTTTGACATTTTTGTAAAAGAAAATATCTTTAGTTATTCGCCAGGATCAACTTCAGGAGCTATTGGCCCAGGAGAAATGGCATTATCGATGATGGGCAACCCTGCCGAAAAAGGTAAAAAGGGTGACTTGAAAATCGGCGATAAGGAAGTTGAAATTAAAGCTAGTGATCGAACAGGTGGGCGTTTTAATAGTAAAGCACTTGCAAAGGCAACTACAGGTTGGAAAATTTGGGCTGAAAAGATTAATCAAATTTGTCAAAATGCTCCTAAAGATGCAACTATAAAAGTTAAACAAAAAGATGGCACATTTAAAAAAATGCCTATGACAAAATATGACGGTAATCAATATAATGTACTTAGAGGGAAAGCGAAACTAGGTAGTAGATATAACTGGAATGGCGGAGGTCTTGAAAAGTTAAACAATGAAGTATTAGAACCTTATTCAAACTTTGACATGACATATAATCTATTCCATGATACTATTAAAGGATTAGTTCAAAATTACGATCAAATTTCAAAACCGGCTTTTAACGACGATGGAACTCCAAATGAACATCATAAGCCTTTTGATCCAAGTGCGTTGATTGGCGGCGCAATTAAGCAGAATGGCGAAGTTGACATAGAAAAAATGAATGTTGCGTATTCTAAAATTGCGTATACCAGTTATCATTTAGCAGATGGTATTACTACTATCATGTTATTAAGAACTGATAATCTAAATTTCACTATAATTGACGACGGAGATGACTTAGTTGATAACATGGAACGTAATCAAGTTTCTACAGGCGGCGGATTTACATGGAATGATGATCAGCAATCGCCGACACCAGGATATATGTCAGCATAGGAAAATTATATGAAAAAAACTTTTAAAGATTATCTAGCAGAACAAGAAAAATTTAGAGATCACCTTGCTGAAGAAGAATATGACAGACAGCGTGACAAAGATGCAGTAAGTGGTAAGCCTCGCAAATTATCCGTAGGCTCTGGTGGCGGAAAACCTAAAGGTTATAGCAAAGATGAAGCTGAACAGGCCGCATTGGATAACATAAAGAAAATGCCGCAATTTTCTAAAGAAGATGCTCCTAAAGCATTAAAAGTAGCAGGTGGAGTAGCACTCGGTACACTAACTGGTGTTGGCGGAGCATTGATTGGACAAATGTTTGCTCCATTCTTAGGTGGCGCGGCTGGCGGTATTGCTGGTGCTGTTGGAGGATATAAAGCAGGTGCAGGTGGAACTGATGCACTGTGGAACACTATAGCTAGTAAATTTGGAAGCGAAGAGCGAGCACAAAAAGTAGGTATGGCTCATGCTAAAGCCGCTGCCGATGGTGAAAAAACATTTACTGTTGGAGATAAAGAATATCCTGTAACTCTAAAACCAGAAAACGCAGGAAAAGCTGTACAAGCAGTTAAACAAGCTGTTGCAACAAGTGAAACTATTAGAATTAAAGAACTTGCAGGTATTAGTGAAGAAACTTACGACGGCGATGACTTTTATGAAGCATATGGTGACCTTTGGTTTAATGAAGACGAAATGCTAGACGAAGCAGAATATCAAGGACGCAAAGTCAAACTTGGCAAGCCAATGCGTGGCGATGTTAAAAAGTTTAAAGTATATGTTAAGAATCCTAAAGGCAACGTAGTTAAAGTTAACTTTGGTGATCCTGACATGAAGATTAAAAAAAGTAATCCAGCACGTAGAAGAAGTTTCCGTGCAAGACATAACTGTGATAATCCAGGACCACGTACTAAGGCACGTTACTGGTCGTGTAGAAAATGGTAAGGAAGTAATATGAAGTTATTTGAATTTGTAGAAGATAGAATGGGACAAGAAAAAGATAAACTTCCGTACGATGTAGTCGAAGACATTCATTTTCATATGATTAGTGACGATTCATTTTATAGAAAACATTATCTACCATGTATGGATAGTTTAGGTGAAGATGGCATGGATGAAGAAAAAGTTATGCCTATGATTCATAAATGCGTTAATCACTATTGCAATAAATATGACATTAATAAAGAACCAAAAGATTTACTTTCTAACGAAGAAAAAGCGGACTTAGTAAAGAGAGTTTTAGATTACGAAAAAAATCCACCCAAAGGAGATGACGGTGCGTTTAAGACATCTATTTGAAGCTGAAACAAAAACAGCCGTTGCATCTTTTGGTAGACTTAATCCTCCTACCACTGGCCATAATGCTATGGTTGATGAAATTAAAAAAGTGCCAGGGGATCACTTTTTATTTTTAAGTCATTCGCAAGGCGCTAAAAACCCAGATGCTAAACCTGGAACTAAAGCAGGTGAAAACAAAGATCCTTTAAGTTTTTCAGAAAAACTACCTTTGGTTAAACAAGCATTTCCGAACGTAAATGTAGGATATGCTGATGTTACTAAGATCTTTGACATGCCTGTAAAATTATATAAATTAGGATATAAAAAACTAATTATAGTTGCTGGCAATGATCGTATGTCTTCATATAAAAGTATATTTCCTAAATATAATGGTGTAGAAGGCGATCATGGTTATTACAAATTTGACAATATTGAATTTGTAGAACTTACAAGAGATGAAGAAGCTGAAGGTGTAGAAGGCATGAGTGCTAGTAAACTACGTCAGGCTGTTCGTAACAATGATTTTGAAAGTTTTAAAAAAGGATTAATTGCTGGTAATCCACAACAATTATTTGACACTATCAAAGAAAGACTTGCTGTAGATAGTTTAGGAGTAAAACAAGAAGAACCTATAGAAGAGCCTATAGAAGAGCCTGCAAAAGAAGGTATCGGTGCTATGGCTAAAGGTGCTGTAGGTCATGTTAAAAATGCCGCAACAGCAGGCAAATTAATTTTAAAGTATGACCAAACAGGTAGAGAAGAAGATGCATTTGCGGCGATCAAGCACGGCTGGCAATGGATTAAAAATCCTAAGATGCGAAGAGGTATTGTAAATCTTGTTAAAAAATATGCAACAAAACAAGGACAAGATTGGCCAACTGCTGTAGCTCATATTAAAAAGAACACAGGAATAGATGTCTCTAATGTAAACGAATCACAAGATACTCCTACAAGAGACAAAGAAGATTATAACGCAAAGAGAAAAGCATTACAAGATATACAAATGGATCCTAATACAGCTAACGATCCAGATCTAAAAAAAGAATTAATTCGACGTCTTGCGTCCTTAGAAAAAAATAAGCCACAAGAAATTGCCGAACTTAAAGTACAACAACAACGTCCAAAGATTGAGGTAATGTATAATATTGCTGATCGTAAAGACGATAAACCTTTTCCATTAAGTTATAAAGATACTGGCGGCGCAAGCACAGGTGGACAAGTAATGATCACACCACAACAAGCACAAAAATTTATTAAATTCTACGAACAACGAGCCGATGATGAAAAAATATTAATGCAAAAAGCATTGTCTAGTGTTAGCGGTACAATGAACTTGTTAAAGAATCTTGGTATGGAAGCTAATTCTATACTACCTAATAACCCAGATGCAGAAATTAAAAGTCCTGAAGAGAAACTTAGAGCTAATTTAGCAAAGGGCGTGTAATGGATATTGAACGTTTAAAACAGCTTGCAGGTATAAATGAATTCAAAGGATGGACACAATACACTCCTGAGAATATCTCTCAGACTGGTACAGAAAAACGTAAAATAGAACGCGAAAAAAATATTAAACCTGGTACAGATGAATGGTTTAAACTTTGGTTTAGTTTACCTCATATGACTGGTTCTGTTAATAAATCTCCAGGATTTCGAGGACGTAAACGCAAATGAAATTTCATCAAATCAAAGAAGGCGTAGGTAGAATTGTTAAAGGTGTTAATACAACACCTGATGTAGGTCCTGACGAAGTTAAAATACAAGCGGCTAAGTTTGGTAATACTGTTGACAAAGATGGACGACCACCTACACTAAGCAAAAAAGTTAAAGGTTCCAAAACAAATGTATTGTTTAACTTAGGTATGGTTGAAAGTGTTGAAGAACGCTCGCTTACCAAAAGTGAAAAAAATAAAAAAGAAAAGATAGTTAAAGGCATGAAAAAAGCCAAAGGCGATTTTAAAGATCGTTATGGCAAAGATGCAAAAGCTGTAATGTATGCTACAGCAACAAAGATAGCTAAAAAGAAAAAAAAGAAAAAAACTAACGAAAGCAATATTACTAGAAAAGATCTAAAAGATCAAATTCTGCAAGGTATTAAAGTTGAATTAGAACACACTGACGATCCTAAAATTGCTTTAAAGATCGCTATTGATCATATAAAAGAGGATCCTGCATATTACGATAAATTAAAATTTATTGAAAATAAAGAAGTAGCGCAACCAAGTGAAATTTATGTTGACATGGATGGTGTGCTTGCAGACTTCTTTGGTAGTTGGAAGAAACTTATTGGAAAAGATTGGCGTCAGATTGATGACATTGAACCAGCGTTACAAAAGATACGTGACACAGATGACTTTTGGTTAAAGATACCTCCTACTAAAAATGCAAATAATTTGTTAAGTATTATCAAACAAATTAAAGGTAGCTACAATATATTAAGTGCTCCTTTACCTAATGATCCTAATTCAGAACCTCACAAGCGCGAATGGATTGAAAAATATCTAAAAAGTTTTCCTCCTAATAAAGTTATCATTACACAAGACAAAGCGAAGTATGCAACCCAATCAGACGGTACACCTAATATATTAATTGATGACTTTGGACAAAACGTTGCTAAATGGGAAGCCGCAGGTGGTGTTGGATTTAAACATAAAGATCATAAGTTTGAAAGAACGGCTCGCAATTTAGCCGCTCATTTAAGACAGCCTGCAAAAGAAACTTATACAAGAGAAGAACTACCTCAAATTAGTAGAAAAGATTTAAAACACATTTATTATACTGTAGAAACTATTAAAGTTGCAGACATAAAACCTATCCAAAAAGAACGCATCAAAGAAAATTTTACAAGACAACTTAATCGTGTGCAAAAAGGAAAATACAGTCCAATTATTGTTGACTGTGAAAACAAAATTATAAATGGTCATCATAGATATGACATTATTAAAATGTTAGAGATGGAAGAAATAACTGTTTATAAACTTCCTTTGTATGTTGAAAATCTAGTAGAGTTTAATAAATTAACTAAAAAAATAGGAGCAGGTGCTCTAGCAGGTGCAATGGCATTAGCACCTATGGGCAAAGCGTTTGCTGGAGATGCTCCTACTGATCCATTGCCTAACAAGCAGACATCTACTATGGTGCAGAAAGATGTGGGCGGTAAGCAAGATTTATCAAAAATTCAAGCACCAGTAAAAAAAGATTTTTGGAAAGTTACAATAAACTATAAGGGCAAGGATGTTAATTTAAAACTACCATTTAGCGCAGGAACCAATAAAAAACAGATAAAACAATTTGTTGACGATATGATGTCTCAACAAGGTGTAAAGGATTACGCAGTTAAGGATATCGATACTCTTAATAAGGTTCCTATAGATCAATCCATACTGAAAAAGTTAGTTCAAGAATTAGAAAAAAGAAACGGAAAACAGAGTATTCCATATCTTGCCGGAATGGCAAAGAGAGCAGGTGCTAAACCAGGTGCAGACAATGCACACGCAACCGCGGCAATGAAGGCATACTTAGGAAAATGAGAATATTCGAACTAATAGAAAACAACGAAAACTTTGCTAACGCAACAAAACAAGATTTTCTTGCATTTAAAAAATTTGTCAAAGGTACTACACATTTATTTAAGAATTATAATAATATGTCCGAAGAGGAACAAGACGAGTTGCTTGCAGATCTTGTAAAATTACAATTTGATAGTAATTTAATGAATAGTTTTCCTAAGTGGAAAGAGTATGCTATTAAAACCATGAAAAATTTGGATGACGAAAGAATTCAAAAAGTATTTAAACAGGCAGGACTTGTTGAAAACTTTGCTGACGGTAAGAAAAAAGAAACTATAGAAGAAACTATTCGTAAGCAAGGTGACAAGTATGTTATCTACAGTAAAGACGGTAAAAAGAAACTTGGCACATACGATAGTCGTAAAGCAGCCGAAAAGCGTCTAGGACAAATAGAGTATTTTAAACATGCTGGTAAGTGAGATTACAGAAAACTTTGCTGACGGTAAAGTAAAAGGCAAAAGCAGACCAGGACGAGTAAAGAAGTCTGGTGCTAGTTGCAATGGTAGTGTTACAGCATTACGCAAACGTGCTAAAAATGCAAGTGGTGAAAAGGCTAAAATGTACCACTGGTGCGCCAACATGAAATCAGGTAGAAGCAAAAAAGGTAAATAGTATTATGAGATTAAGAGAAATTACATCTAACATTAAACAGCCAATTAACGAATTTGATATTTTAGGCGGATTAAAATGGCTTGGCAGGGCCGCACTAAGTGGGCCAGCAACTGCCGCACAAATTGCGTTAACACCTAGTTCTACATCCGCATGGGACACTACTGATGCTCCGGCTATGTTGTATAATAAATTACGTGCAGACGGACGAGATGAAGCAACTGCAAATGCCGCGGCATTAGAACTTAGAGATAGAATTAGTCGAGGCGATCACACCGCTATTCAAACATACAGAGATGCTACAGGGGACACTGGCCAATTGCCATGGGACTTACAAGATTTACAAACTTCAATTGATCAAAGAATTGCATCAGGTGGCGGACGTGGAAACGGTGCCGCTGAACTTGCTCAAAGGCGAGCAGATGCGGCAAATGGTGTTCCAGGAGCAGGTCCTGCTCCAACAGACAGTCCAAAAGCAGATACTACTGCTCCACAACAGCCATCTACACCTGGTGCAAGTGATTCATCTAATGCGCCAAGTAGCACAACGGATACTAGACCATCAACTACTGCTCCTAAGACTACTACTGCTCCTAAACAACCAGATGCTGTTCCAACTTCTGTTGCAAATTTGCCTAATGTTGTTAAAGACGCAGGCGCCGCTCAAGCACTAGCACAATCTAATCCACAAACATCAGCACAATGGGCTGATGGTATTGCAAAAGCAACTGGTGGTACGCTAGGTGCATCAACTGTACAGTCGTTAGCACAAGGTGCTATGAAATATGCTTTGCCAGCGGCAGCTGTAGTTGCATTGTTATACGGTGGTAAAAAATTGCTTGATTATGCAGGTTCTAAAAAGAAAAAAGAATCAATAGGTGAAAATAGCTCTGCTCCAATAGTTGCCGCTAATGTGGCATCTGTTGCTAATCCTCAACACGCAAAAGGCCATGTTGGAAAAGATAAAAATGGCTTACCAAAGAAAAACTCAAAGAAACAACCTGGTACTAATTTAGTAATAAATGCACTAGATGATGACGAGGGCTTCTTTGGCTCCAAGACAATCAAAAGATAAATACTGTATAGGAAAACACAATGAGAGAAAAACATTTAAAAGAAACTGGTTTAGCCGATATGGCATTTAAGGTTGAACAAGACCACGAAGTTCAAATGGCTCGTGCCGAATTATATAAACTAGCTAAGTATGCAATCAAATTACACGAAATGCTTAAAGGTGTATCAGAGCAACAAGGTTTAGAAGGTTGGGTGCAAGCTAAGATTACAAAGGCCGCTGACTATGTTTCAAGTGTTTATCATCATATGGATTACGAAACTAAGTTTGAAGAAGTAACAGAATCCAATAAATCAATTGTAGAAGGCATCGACTCTCCAATAGTGACGATGACTATTCCAAACACAACTCCTGAGATGGCAGAAAAAATGGAGAGAATTGCTAACGAAAAGAACATCGAGTTTTCAAAACAAGGAAACACTGTTTTTTTGAAGGGTAAAAGAATTGATATGACAATGCTTACAACTAAAATGGCTATTGCTCAGACAAACATACCAATGGTTCCTGTTGAACCAAAGCGTGGCACTCCAGGTAATCCAATCGGCATGTCTAAGGATCAAATGGCAGATCCTGCTAATCAAGACCTAATGCAAAAAGCAAGACGTATGGATGCATTAGGTGATAGTGTAAACTATAAAGGTTTTTTAAGCAGTTTATTAGAAGAAAAAGTAACAAATAAGTTATCTGAAAAAGTAGAAATGTGTCCAAAAGCATGTTGCGGGAAACCTGTAACAGAATGCTCATGTGGACCAGATTGTAAACATTGTGATTGCTACGAAAAGAACAAGGCAATGAAGGAATCTAAAAATAACCTATGTGAAGATTGCGGTAAAGAAAAACTTACCAAAACAGAAATGACAGAAATTGCTAATCTAGAAGAAGGCAAAAAACACGGCAATAGTAAAGTTTATGACAAATGCTGGAAAGGCTGTCGTAAAGTTGCAGGCAAAAAACGTGGTGAGCCAGGCTCGTGCAAGTGTGACTAAATGTCTCAATCATCCATTGGTGGTTACTATCTAGAAGACAGTGCCGAAGATTTTGTTTGGCAAACAATAGATCCAGATCATATCTGGGTTATGGATAAACTAATACTTTCACGTAAATTAAAATATAATAGTGGCCCGGTCGGACTTGATGTTCCGCATCCGGGCTTTTATATTGTACGTCCTTGTGTTAACATGTTAGGACTAGGACTAGGCGCTCAAAAGGTTTGGATCGAACAACAAACAATACATCTTCCATTAGGACACTTTTGGTGCGAGTTTTTCGAAGGCGATCATTACAGCATAGATTACTTCAAAGGTAAGCAAATGCTATGTGTACAAGGTAAAAAACCTGAAGATACATTTACAAAGTGGACTGATTGGCGCAGAGATGATAAGAAATTTACGTTTCCCACATTACTAAATGAATTAGTTGAACATCATCCTTGGATGAACTGCGAGTTTATAGGTAACAAACTCATCGAAGTACACCTAAGACGCAACGAAGACTTTGATGGCAACATCAATCATTTCATTCCAGTCTGGAAAGGGCAGGATACTACTCCGCCCAAAGGATACACGTATCGTGAATACCCAGACATCCACGACAGAATTGGTGCTTTTGTTAAATAAAACGCTTGACAAAGCCTAAATAATCATATATAATTAACTTAAATTACAACTCAACAAGGAGAAAACTATGAGCGATCGTACCTATGGTGCAGAAGAAAAAGCAAAACTCGAGCGTCTTGTCAATGAAGGCGCAACAGTTCTAAGAGAAATTGAAGATCTTACAATGGGTCTTAAAGAAACAGTTAAAGCCGTAGCAGAAGAACTAGATATTAAACCAGCACTAATTAACAAAGCTATCAAAGTAGCACACAAAGGTGACTGGGATAAAGTAAACGATGAGTTTGAAGATCTTGAAACACTAGTTGTTACTGTTGGGAAAGACAAATAATAAGTGGAAAAAATAAAAGACTTTTGGCTAGATAGTTATACTAGTGATAAAACTGCATTTGCATTTGAACTTGTAAGTTTTATATTTACAGTTGGTGCAAGTATGACACTAGCCTTAAATGCCAAAGATCCAAATATGCTTATTGTGTATCCAGGGTTTTTTGTTGGAAGTATAACTCAAGCGTATGCAAGTTATCGTAGAGGAGCGGCATGGGTATTGCTGTTGACTACTTATTTTGCATGTGTTAACATTTTTGGATTTGGAGTTGCATCACAATGGTGGTAGAAGTTTTAAAACTTTTAGGACTTCTTGTATTATTTTATGCTGTTCCTATCGGAGCATTAATAATGTGGAATAATGAGGACCCAAAAAAATGATAGTAAAACCTTACCAGTGGTTAGCTTGGTTCAGTACAGCTTGTTTGTTAGTTGCCGCTACACTAGCCGCATTTAATATCTATCCTTGGTACATCTTTGCGTTTATTGGCAGTAATAGTCTTTGGGTACTAATAGGTATTCTATGGAAAGAAAAAAGTTTGATTGTGCTAAACGCAGGACTAACCGCAATTTACATTGCGGGATTGATGTTCTGATAAGTAATAATAACGCCAATAGCAATAGCTAGGTAAGTAGATGGTTAAGTTGGCCACAAGCAACGTAGGAAAAAATGAAATTATCGTGTAGTACAATGTACATTTCTCAGCCCGTCGCTATTAGACATGGTGCAATCGGCTTTAGTAAACAATTCCGACAATCTATTATTGAACACTTTCTTAAATTGAAAGAAGAAAGTGAACCTACGCACGAGTCTTGGAAAACCGGACACGATATTCATCTTGACCATAACATACTCAATCCATTACTAGACAAAATACACTTATGGTATTGTCATAATGTTGTAGGACCTCGCGGTCCTAAATTTATAACTAGTCAAGTTTGGAATAATACTCAACGTTTAAATATTGATGCTGAAGTATGGTTCCAAGAGAGCTTACCTGGGCAAGGTTGCCCACAACATGAACATGGCACATTAAGCCGTTATAGCTGGGTATATTACTTAGATGTTGGTGAAAGTAATAGTCCACTTACATTTGTTGAAATGAAAGAAACAAAAAACGAAGTATTTCCGGTTGACGAAATACATCTTCCTGTGTATAATGATATGATAGTTATGTTTCCAAGTAACATACATCATAAAGTTTATCCTGTAAACACAACCAGGTATATACTAGCAGGAAATATTAACGATATCTCGTATAAGGAGAATTAATTGAGTTACGTAGACGCATTATTTGATAGAGACAATGATATTATTCGTGTTGTCGAACGCAAGGACGGCAAAAGAGAGTATCGAGAGTATCAAGCAAAGTACACGTTTTATTATGAAGACCAACGTGGCAAATACAAAAGTATCTACGGAACTCCGTTGACTCGAATTGTATGCAAAAATACAAAAGACTTTCGTAAAGAAGTTGCTATTAATAATAGTAAAAAACTATTTGAAAGTGATATCAATCCAATCTTCCAATGTTTGAGTGAAAACTATCTTAACCAAGATGCTCCTAAACTAAACATTGCATTTTTCGATATTGAGACGGACTTTGATCCGGAACGAGGCTTTGCTGATCCTGCAGATCCATTTATGCCTATTACATCAATATCTGTATATTTGCAGTGGTTAGAAACAATGGTGTGTCTTGCTGTTCCGCCTAAGACGCTTACTATGGACGAAGCAAAGAAAACACTTGAAGGTATTGACAATGTAATGTTGTTTGAAAAAGAAGGTGATATGATTGATACCTTCTTAACACTAATTGAAGATGCTGATATTTTAAGTGGTTGGAACAGTGAAGGTTATGATATTCCGTACACTGTAAATAGAACTAGTCGTGTACTAAGCAAAGATGACACACGTAGATTCTGCTTGTGGGGTCAGTTGCCTAAGAAGCGTGAATATGAAAAGTATGGGAAATCAGCTGTTACCTTTGACCTAATAGGTAGAGTGCATTTAGATAGTTTGGAATTATATCGTAAATACACATATGAAGAAAGACACAGCTACAGGCTTGATGCCATTGGTGAGATCGAAGTTGGTGAAAACAAAGTCCCTTATGAAGGTACTTTGGACCAGTTGTACAACAATGACTTTAGAAAATTCATCGAATACAACATACAAGATACCGCACTACTGGACAAGCTGGACAAAAAACTAAGATTTATCGATCTTTCTAATTCGATTGCACACGAAAACACAGTGATGCTACAAACCACTATGGGTGCTGTTGCTGTTACAGAGCAAGGTATTATTAACGAAGCACACAACAGAGGGTTGCAAGTACCTAATCGTCCAAAGCGCGATGATACAGAAAACACACAAGCCGCAGGTGCATATGTTGCGTTTCCTAAAAAGGGCTTACACAAGTGGATTGGATCAATGGATTTAAATTCACTATACCCATCTGTAATTCGTGCATTAAATATGGATCCTGCAACTATCGTTGGACAAATTCGTCCTGATATAAGTGAGTCTCGTGTACGAGAAGATATGGGGCTACAGAAAAAGAGTTTTGCAGGTAGCTGGGAAGGACGCTTTAGTACAGAAGAATACGAAGCAGTTATGGACCAGCGCAAAGATATCGCACTAACTATTGATTTTGAAAATGGTCAAACAGAAGTTTTAAGCGGTGCAGAAATACACAAATTAATTTTTGATAGTAATATGCCGTGGATGCTTAGTGCTAACGGCACAATCTTTACAACAGAATTTGAAGGAGTTATTCCTGGTCTATTAAAGCGTTGGTATAGTGAGCGTAAAGATCTGCAAAAGATGTTAAAAAAGGCAAAAGATGCAAAGAACGAAGCAGAAATTGAGTACTGGGATAAAAGACAACTTGTCAAAAAAATTAACCTTAATAGCTTGTATGGTGCTATTCTTAATCCTGGGTGTCGCTTTTTTGATAAACGTATTGGCCAGAGTACTACACTAACTGGTCGTACTATTGTTAAACATATGAGTGCAGAAGTTAACAAAGTTATTACTGGAGTATATGATCATGTTGGCGAAGCAGTTATTTACGGTGACACTGACTCTGTATACTTTAGTGCGTGGCCTACTTTACATAAAGAAGTAGAAGCTGGTAACATTCCTTGGACTAAAGAAAATGTAATTACACTTTATGATCAAGTATCAGAGGCGGCTAATGCAACGTTTTTTGATATGATGGCAAAATCATTCCATTGTCCAAAGAGTCGTAGTGATGTTATTGCGGCGGGTAGAGAAATTGTTGCAGAAAGCGGACTGTTCATTACTAAAAAGCGTTATGCGGCACTGGTGTATGACACGGAAGGTTTCCGTTCAGACGTAGATGGTAAGCCAGGTAAAGTCAAAGCTATGGGCTTAGACTTGCGCCGTTCAGATACTCCTGTGTTTATGCAAGAATTCCTAAGCGAACTATTGCTTATGGTATTAACTGATAAGAAAGAAAAAGACATTCTTGAACGCATTACAGTGTTCCGTAAGGAGTTTAGTGCAAGACCAGGCTGGGAGAAAGGTTCACCTAAACGTGCAAACAAGATTGGGCATTATCAACGTCTTGAAGAAAAGCAAGGCAAAGCAAACATGCCTGGACACGTAAGAGCAAGCATCAACTGGAACACGCTGAAGCGTATGAACGGTGACAAGTACTCGCAAGAGATTGTAGACGGTATGAAAGTTATTGTTTGTAAACTAAAACAGAATCCATTGGGCTATACAAGTGTCGCTTATCCAACAGATGAGCTACGTATTCCAGAATGGTTTAAGGAACTGCCGTTTGATGATGCGGCAATGGCAGAAACTATCATCGATAATAAACTGGACAATCTAATTGGTGTGTTGAATTATTCATTAGAAGATACTAAACAACACACTACATTTAATAGTTTGTTCGACTTCGGAGACTAATATGAAATTAACTTTAATCGGATACGGATTTGTAGGCAAGGCTGTATATGAACTACTAAAAAATCATTATGATATTAAAATTGTAGATCCTACTTATAATAACAATGAAATTCAAGACGACAGTGACGGATATATCGTGTGTGTGCCAACTCCATCGACTGTAACTGGTGTATGTGATATGTCTATTGTTGAGTCAGTAATTAAAGAATGTCCTAATAGCAAACCTATCTTAATTAAAAGTACTATTAGTTTAGAAGGATGGAAACAACTTGAAACATACAATAAAGAAATTACGTTTAGTCCTGAATTTTTAACTGCGGCAAATGCCAATGAAGATTTTAAAAACCAAGATAAGATGTTATTTGGTGGTGGTAATAAAGAATTTTGGAATGATGTGTTTATAGAATGTAAAGCCTTTAATCCAATATACGCAACAGTAGAAGAATTAATTTTAACAAAGTATTTACGAAATAGTTTTTTAGCAACAAAGGTTGCTTTCTTTAATGAAGCGTTTAATCTATGTGAAACAGCAGGCATAGATTATAATCAAGTTAAGGCATTGGTAGGAATGGACGATAGGATTACACATAGTCATATGCAGGTTCCTGGTCCAGATGGTGAAAGAGGATTTGGCGGCGCTTGTTTTCCTAAAGACACAAAAGCATTACTACATAGTGCAGAAGAAATTGGATGTTCGCTACTAATCTTAGAAAGTGCTGTAAAAAGTAATCAACAACTTAGGAGTAAAAATGACTAACATATTAATAACTGGCCATAAAGGATTTATTGGAACTGTACTTACTAGTCGATTAGATAAAAAATTTGATACACTAGGATTAGATATTAAGGAAGGCGACGATATTTTAACTTGCGATTTACCGCATCCTAGTGTTGTAGATGTAGTTATACACCTAGCCGGTATTGGAGGAGTTCGAGAAAGTCTAGCTGACCCTAAAAAATATTGGGATACTAATGTAGAAGGTACTAAACGTATCTTAAATTATTATCCAAATGCAAGAGTGCTAGTCGCAGGATCAAGCTCACAATACGAACCAGAATTAAATCCGTATGCGGCAAGTAAACATGTAATTGAGTTTATTCCTCATCCTAATGTTTGCTTTATGCGATTCCATACAGTATATGGCCCTAGTCCAAGAGCAAATATGTTCTTTGATAAGTTACTAAACAATAAACTAGAATATGTTACAGCTCATAAAAGAGACTTTATTCATATTGAAGATCTTTGCGATGGAATTGAATTGCTTATTGACAGTCAAGTACAAGGTCCTATTGATATTGGTACAGGAACTACTGTTAGTATCCAAGAAATAAGACCCGATTTACCTGTTAAGTTAAATACTATTGGTGAACGACAAGTTACCCAGGCAAATACAAGAGCAATGAGAACATTAGGCCACAGACCTAAATACACAGTAGAAAACTTTTTAAAAGAACGAGGCTTTAAATGAAAATAGGCTTTACATGTAGTACATTTGATCTGCTTCATGCAGGACATATACAAATGTTACGAGATGCAAGAGAACAATGTGATTATCTAATTTGTGGATTACAAATTGATCCCAGTATTGATCGGCCAGAAAAGAACTCACCTGTTCAAACAATTGTTGAAAGACATATTCAACTCAGTGCAGTTAAGTATGTTGACGAAATTATTCCTTATCAAACAGAAACTGATTTAGAAGATATTCTAAATATGCTTCATATTGATGTAAGGATTCTTGGCGAAGAATATAAAAACGGCAAATTTACCGGAAGAGCAATATGTGCCAAGCGAGGAATTGAACTTTATTTCAATAAAAGAGAGCATAGATTTAGCTCAAGCGATCTACGCAAAAGAGTATCGAACAGAGAAGGTAATGCCTATCATCCCCAGGGATAAAAGGTAAAAAAACACTTGACATTTAAACAAATATGTCGTATAATCTAACAATAGGAGAATCATTATGAAAGACATTTTACAAGATATCGTTGCTAAAACACATGCACTAGGCTTTTTGAGTTTGGTAAAAGTTACAGGCGACGAAACATCAACTACAGTTGAATCAATGGCAGAGGATCGTTCAGTCATTCTTTCAAGTTCAACTAAACAAAAAGTTGAAGAGTTTGGCGAGAACATTTTTGGTATGCCTAATCTGGACAAACTTGCATTGCATTTGAAGAATCCAGAATATCAAAAGAATAGTAAACTTACTATTATTAAACAAGAACGCAATGGTGCAACAGTTCCAACTGGTATTCACTTTGAAAACGAAGCAGGTGACTTCCAGAACGACTTCCGTTTTATGGTAACTGAAATTATTAACGAAAAACTTAAAAGTGTTAAGTTTAAAGGTGCAACATGGAATGTTTCACTAACTCCAAGTGTAGCATCTATTACAAGACTTAAATTACAAAGTGCGGCACACTCAGAAGAAACTACATTTACAGCAAAAGTTGAAGAAACTGGCGGCGTAAAAGATCTAGTATTTTACTTTGGTGACGCAAATACACACGCAGGTAAATTTGTTTTTGCAACCGGTGTTGAAGGAAATCTTACACACGCATGGACATATCCAATTGCACAAGTTCAAAGTATTCTTAACTTAGACGGTGATACAACTATGAGTCTAAGTGATCAAGGTGCTATGCAGATTAGCGTAGATTCAGGCATGGCAACATACGATTATATTTTACCAGCGCAAAGCAAGTAAAAGAAAGGACGAATGAGTAAACTCATAGATAAAATAGGCAAACTACATTCAAGATTATTTAATTATGTTAGTGAAAAAGCAAAGACAAGCAGAACATGGGCAATAGTACTTACTATTCTTGTTATATACGAGTTGATAGAACATTTAGTATATCCGTGGCTTGTACCTTTGTTAGCCTTTAAGGCATTTGGAGAATAGTAAATTGAACACGGATCTAACAGCATCACAAAAAGACTACGCAGTATTCTTGCCTGCATTAAGTGGGTTTTATGCTACATTTATAGGTAAGCAACGTAGAGAAGAATATGTTGAACAAAGTCGTATTCCTTATCCAAATATGGAAAGTATGAATTGGTTAAACAAAAAAGAAGGATTGTTTAACTATCACTGGACCTTATATTCAGCAGGACATGCTGAATTAGATATTAACAAGGATGCACCTAAAGAACTAATGGTGCGTGAACGTGATAGAGAGAACAGTTGGCTACTTGGTGACTCAGGTGGTTTCCAGATTGGTAAGGGTGTTTGGGAAGGTGATTGGAAAGATCCTAACTGTCCTAAGGCGCAAAAGAAACGTGAGCAAGTTCTTGCGTGGATGGATGCTTACATGGACTATGGAATGATCCTTGATATTCCGGCTTGGGTGGCACGTTCGCCAGCAGGAGTAAAAGCAACAGGTATTAGTACATATCAAGAAGCAGTTAATGCTACACGCATTAATAATGATTACTTTATGAAACATCGCACTGGTGCTTGTAAGTTCTTAAATGTTTTGCAAGGTGAAAATCACGCTGACGCAGAAGATTGGTATCAGCAGATGAAAGACTATTGCGATCCAGTTAAGTATCCTGACACACACTTTAATGGTTGGTCAATGGGTGGTCAGAACATGTGTGATATTCATCTAGCATTAAAACGTATTGTTGCACTACGATTCGACGGATTACTTGAAAAAGGCAAACATGACTTCATGCATTTCTTAGGTACAAGTAAACTAGAGTGGGCGACACTGCTAACGGATGTACAAAGAGCAGTTCGAAAGTATCACAATCCTAACTTTACAATTACATTTGACTGTGCTAGTCCTTTCCTTGCAACTGCTAACGGACAAATTTACATTCAAACAGAAACTGAAGATAGAACAAAATGGGTCTATCGAATGGTTCCTAGTATCGACGAGCTAAAATATGCAAATGATACTCGTAATTTTCGCGATGCAGTATTACAAGATGGTATCTTTAAAAACTTTACAGATAGTCCATTAACTAAAAATATTAAAGTTAATGATGTTTGTATATATGCCCCCGGAGATACTAATAAAGTAGGCGGACCTAAAATCCTCAAAGGTGACATTGACCGTGATAAACATGGTAATCCGATCTTAGATGAAAGCGGCAATCCTATTGTAAGAGGAAAAGATTCAACAAGTTGGGATAGCTTTAGCTATGCTATTCAAATGGGGCATAACGTATGGAGTCACATAAATGCAGTACAAGAAGCAAACAGACAGTATGATAAAGGAAATCTTCCAGCCATGCTTGTTCAGGAACAGTTTGACAGGGTTTTATTTAGAGATGTTGTGGATGCGATATTCGCAACAGACAACAGAGACAGAGCAAACGAAATCATTGAAGAACACTCAAAATTTTGGATGAGTATTATTGGTACTAGGGGTGCAACAGGTAAAAAAACTGTAAATGCACAAACACATTTTGGTAATTTATTTGAGGAAGTATAATGTCTAATTACACAAATACTAGCGAAAAGATTGAATCACATCTTGAAGAACTAAAACGGAAACATCGAGCCATTGACACAGAGTTAGAAATCAAGTATAATAATCAAACATTAACTGAAGAAGTACGTAGAATGAAAACAATGAAGTTATGGTTTAAGGACGAAATACATCGACTTGAAGCTGAACTTCGTTCATTAAACGGAGAGTAGTAGAAAGAATGAAAAGAGATTACGAAACAGGCACAGCAGATGACATTGTTTTCTTTACAGGCGTAGAAGTTGAAAAGACTCCTGCATATGGAATGAAGACACTGTTTGTAACTGGTGTGCAACCTTGTGATGTTATACAAAAGCATTATGATGAAGAGCAGTGCGAACATATCTTCTTTGGTGCTAATCATAGTTTTAATCCAGGTACTAACTTTCCTGAAGATGCAGATCAATGGGATCCTTGGGAAAACATGATTAAAGCGTTTCTAACAGCAGGTAAGATTTGTAGTTTAGACATTCCTATTACACTTGCTGAAGCATTTCTTGAATCAAGTTTAGTAGAATATGACAACTTTATCCCACAACTTCGAATTCCATTGCCTTATGCGAAACTGTGGAACTACAACACTATGTTGAAGATTGATGATAAAGATTTTAAGGCAACTAACCCAGGTGTCTGGTGTCATAGCTTGCACGATCTAATGGACAGAGAAAAGTTTACAGATTGGACGAAATATGGGCTTGACAAAGTATTGAAATGAAAGTATACTATAAAGACAATGCAAGAAAGATATCACGATTATATGTTACGTAGAATGAAAGAAGAAGACAATAAAATGAGCAACCCTATGACAACAGCAGAACGTAGTATTTGGGTAACCTTTCAAAAAGAAGGTGTACATATGTACCCAGGTGCTGATAAAGATCCTAAACTAGCAACCGGCGATTGGGATGACGTATCATTCCTTGGTATTCCACATCGTCATATCTTTCACTTCCGTGTTCGTATTGAAGTATTTCATAACGATCGCGATATTGAGTTTATTCAATTTAAACGTTGGATGCAACGACTATATGATGTCGAAGGTGTCCTTGAACTGAATCACAAGTCATGTGAGATGATCGCAGATGACTTGTATCAAGAAATTTCTGCAAAGTATCCCGGCCGCTTTGTAGAAATTAGTGTCGCTGAAGACAACGAAAACGGCTGTTCTATTTTTTATCCAAAGTCATAACTAAGAGGAATATATATTATGACAATCGAATTTAATCGCGAAGCGTATAACAAAGTGTTTGAAGACCTAGAACGTTTTAAAGCGTTTTGTGCAACTGCTTACCTATATGGTCATAACGGCTATACTTGGGACGAAGCAAATCTTTATAACAACAAGAGTCCAGCATGGCAAGCCTATACTAGGTTCCGCAATGGTGGGAAAAAACGCAATAATGACCGCAACAACAATCGCGGCAATAATAACTATCGCGGCAATAACAACCGATTTAATAGCAACCGAGGTAACTAAATGACAATTTTCATTGTAGATATTGAAGCAGTAGATACACGCTACACTAAACAGTGGAAAGAGTATCTTCCTAAACAACTGCGAAACTCTACAAATGAAGAAGTTGTAGTTATTAGTGGAGGGGAAACGCCTCAGGCTACAACGCCTGGGGCTTTCCTTAACTTTGGTGGTACTAATGTTTACAAAAGTAAACAACTAGAACAAATAGGAGAAATGTTCTGTGCAGGAACTATTAAGGACGGTGATTATTTTCTCTATACCGATGCCTGGAATCCTACAGTTATACAACTACGCTACATGGCAGAGCTATTGGGTGTTAACATTCGCATTGGTGGCTTGTGGCATGCAGGCAGTTATGATCCCCAGGATTTCTTAGGTAGGCTAATTGGAAATAAACCCTGGGTAAGAAATGCTGAACGTTCTATGTATGAATGTTATGATAACAATTTTTTTGCTACCCAGTTCCACATTGATTTATTCCAACATACTTTTAAACCTAATGGTTCTCCAGAACGTGATTGGGTAGATACTAGTAAGACAGTAAGAGCAGGTTGGCCTATGGAATATCTAAAAAATAGTTTAGATAGTTATAAACATATGCCTAAAGAAAATATTATTTTGTTTCCGCATCGCATTGCTCCTGAAAAACAAATTGAGATCTTTAGAGATCTTAAGGAACACTTAACACAATACGAGTTTATTGTTTGTCAAGAACAAGAGCTCACTAAAAACGAATATCACAATCTACTAGGTCGTGCTAAACTTGTGTTTAGTGCTAATTTGCAAGAAACATTAGGCATTAGTTGGTACGAAGGATTACTAGTAGATTGTATTCCAATGGTGCCAGATAGACTTAGCTATAGTGAAATGGCAATAAACGAATTTAAATATCCTAGTATTTGGACTAAGAATTATACCCAATACGAAAAATATAGAGAGCCACTCAAAGAAAAAATTGTTGATTATATGGAAAATTATAAAGATTATTATATTCCGTTAGATAAACAACGTAAAAAACTTAACAATCAATTTTTTAGTGGAGAGGCGTTGTATAATGCAATCAAAGAAGGATGATAGTTTTACTATCGATATAAGTGATTTAAAGTTGGACAATTTTGTAGATAATACTACTGCTGATGATGTTACTATTAACTTAGACGATACCTACGGTACAACTACATCGTACTGGGCAGGTGTCAGTGCAAGTGATATTGCATTTGATAATAGTACTCCGGGTACAATTACTATAGACACTAATACTGCTGACACTATCGATATAAGTTGGATCTACAATAATATGAATATAGATCCAAACCAAGTCGATAAGATGTGTGAACTCTATCCAGGTTTAGATAAAGTTTGGCGCAACTTTAAAAGCGTATATGATATGTGCAAACAAGATTACGAAGGAAAGAAAAAAGCAGGAGAAATTAACGATGACTATCCTTTCTAAGATTATGGACAAGCTCGGCAGGCGTCGAGTTATCACAGACAGAGACGGAAAGGTACCTTACCTTATCCGTTATTATGTATTTTTAAAAGAACGCAAGAACTTTCCTTTTAATATTACACTACACAAAGTTCTTGTAAGTGATGAACCTACACTACATGATCATCCTTGGGGTTATGCTACATTTATTCTTAAAGGTGGTTATTGGGAACACATTCCTATTATTAGTAAAGAAGGTGCAGTAGTAGGAAGCACAAGAGTATGGCGTGGGCCAGGACATTTCCGTAAGCGTTCAGCAGATGATTTACATTGGCTAGAACTTGCTAAAGACTCAGAAGGTAATGAAATTCCTTGTTGGAGTTTGTTCTTTATGGGACGTAAGCAAAAGGAATGGGGCTTTATGAGATTTGTTCAAGTTAAAGATGTTAATAAAATCCACGAAGCAGGTTACCGTTGGATTCACAATGAAAAATATCTAGCAAGAGGTGCTAAAGACGATGGGTGATCGTAGGGTAGATGCTATCTTTAATAGCACACAAAACTATAATCCATATATTACAGAAAGCACATTTCCTGTAGAACACACTCTTACTGTAGAAGGCCGTGCTATTGTACAGGGTAGAGACATACTAACAGAACTTGACGAAATGCGTGATGTTCTGTTATTATTAAAGCGTGATGTAGATATGGAAGCAAAGTATCCTAAACTGCGAGAACTGAAGGATGCTTACGAAGCACAACTTGAAAAATACAAAACATTTGAGGTACTGAAGTAATGCAACACACAATTCAACAACTAATGGATAAGATTAGTGCAATGCATGGATTGGCTGTGCAAGCACATAGAGAAAAATATAAAAAGGCTCCTGGTGAGCCTTATGATGTTGATCATGTTACATATCTTGTAGATCAAATTCAAGCAATGGCGGGCGACATTTATAATGATCGTACACTTCATCCTAAACTACAGGCGAAAAAGAAATGATTAAAAAACACTATTACACTTGGCAAGACGTAGAAAAAATGTGCATTAGTATTGTTAATCAAATGTACAAAGACAACTGGCGTCCTGATTACATCGTAGGACTAACACGAGGTGGTAATGTACCTGCTACTATTATTAGTAACATGTTAAACATTCGTTGTGAGGCATTGAAAGTAAGTTTGCGGGACGACGAGCAAGGTCCTGAAAGTAACTTTTGGATGGCAGAAGATGCTTTTGGTTATGTAGAAAAAGATGAAGATCGTATTACAGGTGGTCCACTAGAAAAGAAAATTCTTATTGTAGATGACATTAACGATACAGGTGCTACATTTAATTGGATTGCAAAAGATTGGCAATCAAGTTGTTTGCCTAACGATCCTAAATGGAATCGTATTTGGGGCAACAATGTTCGTATTGCAGTTCTAACAGATAACATGGCTAGCGAAACTGTTTTGCCTATTAGTTATTCATGTCACGAAATTAATAAAGCCGAGGAAGACGTATGGTTAGTTTATCCCTGGGAGAATGTAGGTAGCTATGATTGAAAAACAATATATCTTTCCTGTTCAAGTATTTAGAGCAGTCTACGATAATGCGCAGGAATTACAGAAAAAAATTGTTCCAGAATTTTTAGCAAGAGAAAAATCAGACGAAAGTCCTGTACGCTATAGTGCTAATGGATATACATCATATGGGTCTAACAGTGATATTCTTAACGATCCGTTGCTAGAAGACCTTAAAGGATTTATCGAACTTTGTGTACAACAGTGTCATAAAGAAACAAAACTTGCAGGCATTCCGAAATTAGCGGCTAGTTGGTTTAGTATTAACCGCAAATACACTTACCACGAAGAACACAATCATTTACCAGACCTATGGAGTGGTGTTTATTATGTGCAAGCAAATCAAGATCACCCCGGACTTACACTAGTTAATAGTAATCAAAAAGCAAATTGGCCTAAGAGTGGTATTACTGAACTGTGTGAGTCAAACTCTCCTACTGTTACTTGTGCGGCAAGCACAGGAAGTTTAATTATTTTTCCTAGCTACCTGTGGCACAAAGTAGAACAACAAATGACTGATAAAGAAAGAATTACGGTGGCATTTAATTATGGAATTTAAAGATATACCTTGGACAGACGTACTAATTGATACTAGAGACTTTGTTGTATTCAAGGATGGTTATCCTGTCACAGAAGGACACGTTCTTTTTGTTCCTAAGATAGCAGACTGGGATCATCTTGCCAAATGCTATAAAGCCGCATATGGTTGGGGTTATGACTGGGTTGAAAAAGGATATTGTGATGCTTACAATATCGGACAGAACATAGGCGAAGAAGCAGGACAAACTGTTGATTGGCCTCATGTGCATCTTATTCCAAGACGCAAAGGCGATATGGAAGATCCAAGAGGCGGTGTTCGCCACGTGATACCCGAGAAGGGAAACTATAAAAAAAACGTTGTCGAACTTGAAAACTTAGAAGACGATGTTTATATTAATGAGAATGGTTGTTAATGCACACTAAATTAATTGATTTTGAGTTAGATAAGAAAATAGATCCAGAGGATTGGTCGTTAGCTATAGTTGATGAAGATATTGATCCTAGACTTATTGCTGTTTTTACTAGACTTTACTATTTAAATTACTTACAAGAGTTAGGTGATCAATGTATTTTGATTGCTAACATGACCCGTAGAATTTTGAGATTACATGGAATAGAAGCACATTGTAAAGATGTTATTGCTCATTTCAGAAATGTAGATAGAGATTGGAGACAAGTTATAGGTGCTCCTGCAAATATTACTCACGGCGGTGTAATAGATACACACCGTGTAGTAATCACACCCGAGTATGTTATAGATTTTGCTCATCGCGATAGTATTCATAAAACATTTGGAGCAAGATCTCCAAGAGGATTTATTGGAAGAAAGCAGTATGATGTATGGCAAAAAACACCAATGGGTGAAATTAAGTGGGTTGAGCGAGAAGCACATCCTATGGTTAAAAACGTAACATTCCATCAACGTAACCAAGAACGCGATTTAGTTTCTCGCTACTTTGATGTTTACCAAATGTAAGGAAAGAAAAATGAGAGAACAACTATTAGAAGCATTTGTGTCACACGCTCGTGGACACATTGACAAGCACAAAGCTAACGTAGAAGTATACTTGCACAATCCAGCAGGCATTGGCGAGCATCCAGATATTATCGATGCAATCGAAACAGAAATGAAACAGATTGCCGAATATGATGATATGTTAGAAATGGTTAATAAGTATTTTAAATAATGGCTAAAACACTTTTTATTGGCGACAGTCATGCACACGGTTATTATGAAACTGGGCAAGGCATTCTTGCTTGGCAAGAAAATAATTACGCAGAAATTTATGCAAAAGCAAATAATAAAGAAACTGTTATATATAGTCAACCAGGCGGATGCAATAGAAAGTATCCTGCCTGGTTAAAGTCAATGTTAGATCGCTATGATGATATTGACGAAGTGTTTATACAATCTACTTACTGGAATAGGTTTTTATTAAGTTGTTCACGCAATTTAGATGTAGGTGAAAATACTAATGTTGATTTGTACCTAGACAATGATCAACCAAAAGATGATCTAATACATAGATATACCGATCACAGGGTAACAGAAAACTATATAGAAATGATCGACCAGGTTCGAGCAGAAAACTATCAGGATTTCAAAGGTTTTGCATTTGACGATATGGAAGTAAAAGCTGATTGGGCTCCATTTCATGAAAAATATATCTATACTAAACTGTGGCACGAGTTAGTGACTCCGTTGCAGTATAAAGATTACTGTTTAGATCTACTTGCTATTGACACAATGTGTGCTAGACGCAACATTAAATGGTACCAATGGTCAATTAATAACAGAGTATTTGTTCCTGAAAATGTAGAACTATACGGAAATTGGATGGCAGGTAAAAAAGCAAAATCATCTTCTGAAGGATATTTACAGTTATTAAAAGGTATTAACATTGAAACAGACGAAAATCGGTTAGACGGCGAGCATTATACTACAAAAATACATGAATTAATTGGAAAAGATTACTTAGAATATGTAAAAAATGCTTGACAAAAACCTAAATAAAGTGTATACTGTAAAGTATATTGTATGGCAATCCTCTGCCTTAACATCGGAGATAAAATGAAAATGAGCAAAGCATTACAAATTAAAGGCAAGCTAGAAGACGCAGGCTTGCGCTACTGGGCAGGAGATAACATCTCTGAAGTCCTACAGAAAGGCGATAAAGAAGAACTTATCGAAGGCGCAACAGAAGCATTTGAACAAGTACTTGACGCACTAGTAATTGATCGACATAACGATCCTAACTCAAAAGGTACAGCAAGACGTCTTGCTAAAATGTACTTTAATGAGATTATGGCAGGACGATATGATCCTATTCCAAGTGCAACGGCATTTCCTAATGATAGCGACGAACGTTATGAAGGTATGTTAGTAGTTCGTTCAGAACTAAAAAGCATGTGTTCACATCATCATCAGCCTGTAACTGGTACAGCATATATTGGCATTATTGCCGCTGAGAAACTTATTGGACTTAGCAAGTACACACGTATTGCACAGTGGTGCGCTCGACGTGGTACACTGCAAGAAGAACTTGCAAATGATATTGCACGTGAAATTCAAAAAGCAACTGGTGCAGAACACTTAGGCGTTTACATTCAAGCAACACACGGTTGCTGTGAGAATCGCGGCATCATGGCACATAGTTCACTTACACAAACAACTGTACTACGTGGTGCATTTAAAACTGATGCAGGTACAAAGAAAGAGTTCTTTGATAACATCAAACTACAACAGGAGTTTAGTTGCTAATGAGTAATTATATTGCAGTGCGTATGGCACAAGTGTTTATTGTAGTAGTATTTGCAATGGGCATGATTAGTTTAGGTATTGATCTTTATACAGGAAGGTTGCCATTATGAAATTAAGATATTCAGAAGCATTTTACAGTGTGCAAGGTGAAGGTAAATTTGTAGGGGTGCCTAGTGTGTTCTTACGTACCTTTGGTTGTAATTTTCGTTGTATGAACTTTGGTGTTGATACTAAAAAGAATCGCACAGAACTTCATGCAGAAGGACAAAGATACAATGCAGAAGTAAAAGCATTAATTGATGCAGGTGTACACGAAACTACAGAAAAGTTTGAGGACTTGCCTATTATTCACACAGGCTGTGATACATATGCAAGCATCTATCCAGAGTTTAAACACTTTAATAAACAAGCAGAAGTTGACGAAGTGGTTGAACATTTACTGTCACTTACTCCGAACGGTAAGTGGACACAAGACAACGGTCAAGACATTCATTTGATCATGACTGGTGGAGAGCCCTTGTTAGCGTGGCAAAAGCTCTACATTGATTTGTTTGAACATCCACGTATGAGAGATCTAAAAAATGTTACATTTGAAACAAACACTACACAAAAGTTACACGATGATTTCTTCAACTATCTTACAGATCAAGACAGATTTGAAGTTACTTGGAGTTGTTCCCCAAAACTTAGCGTTAGCGGAGAACCTTGGGAAACTGCTATTAAGCCTGATGTTGCTCGCGAGTATAGCCTTGTTGACGGCAGTGACATTTACCTTAAGTTTGTTGTCGCTAGTCAAGATGACTTTGAAGAAGTTGAAAGAGCTGTGGAAGAGTACCGTAATGCAGGCATTAAGTGTCCAGTATATCTTATGCCGCTTGGCGGACGTTCAGAAGAGTATAATCTCAATGTTCGAGAAGTCGCCGAAGCATGTATGGAGCGAGGTTGGAGGTTCACACCAAGACTACACATATCCTTATTCGGAAATGCATGGGGAACTTAAGAAGCAATACATGAATGAAGCACATGAAAAGGCTATGACAGCAAAGGTCGGTAAGACAGATGAAGAAGAAGCAATTGAAATCGAACAACGCATGATACGTGCAAGAGAGGCAGGACTATAATGGGATGGTGGAAAAAACTAATTAGAGATGCAGGTATAAACAGTAAAATTGATGAACCTGTAGAAAAAGAAAAGTCTATTGAAGACGAGCGCAGAGAAATTCTTGCAAAAGAAAAAGAAGAAGCTACTGCGGCCGGTGAACCTTGGGTTGCTGTGCTTGATACTAAAGTAAACCCTGATAACATTCGAAACGGATTCTTTGAACTTGATTGGAACAACGAGTTTATTGAACAACTCATTGACGCAGGTTACACAGGTGAAAATCCAGAACAAATTGTAGACGGATGGTTTAGAACAATTATTAGTCAAATGTTAGGCGAAGAAGGTATAGATGGTCCTAGGGCCGCTGGATTTATTGATACAACTAAAATTAGTGAAGATAAAAGTGAAGTAAAGTAATGCGTAATGAACTAAAACGGTACATTAAAGAAGAGTTTTTACTTGACAATAGTAGCTCTATACTATATAATGATACTGTAAATGACACATTTAAGGCATAGATAATGGCAACATATATTTTAATAGATACTGCAAATACGTTCTTTAGAGCTCGTCACGTAGTTCGTGGCGATATCGATACGAAAGTAGGTATGGCATTTCATATCACGCTAAACAGTATTAAGAAAGCATGGAATGACTTTAACGGAGATCATGTTATCTTTTGTTTAGAAGGACGTAGTTGGCGTAAAGACTATTACGAACCTTACAAACGTAATAGACAAGAAACACGTGATGCATTAACTCCTGCACAGCAAGAAGAAGATACAATCTTTTGGGAGATGTTCGACGAGTTTAAGAATTTTGTTACAGTAAAGACTAACTGTACAGTAATGCAACATCCGCAACTAGAAGCAGATGATTTGATTGCAGGTTGGGTACAAGCACACCCTAATGACAATCATATTATTATTAGTACAGATGGTGACTTTGCACAACTTATTGCTCCTAACGTAAAACAGTACAACGGTGTGTCTAATACAACTATTACACACGAAGGTTACTTTGACGACAAGGGCAAGCCTGTTGTAGATAAGAAAACAAAAGAGCCTAAGCCTGCACCTAATCCTGCGTTTATGCTGTTTGAGAAATGTATGCGAGGTGACACTAGTGACAATGTGTTTAGTGCATATCCTGGTGTACGTACAAAAGGCACTAAGAATAAGGTTGGGCTTACAGAAGCATTTGAAGATAAGAGTACAAAAGGCTACAATTGGAATAACATGATGTTACAGCGTTGGGTAGATCATAACGGTGTTGAACATCGTGTATTAGATGATTACAATCGTAATGTTGTACTATGCGATTTGACTGCACAACCTGCAGAGATTAGAGAAATAATAAATAAGACTATTGCCGAAAATGCAAAGCCTAAACAAGTATCTCAAGTTGGGTTGCATCTTATGAAATTCTGTGCAAAGCATGATATGCAACGTATTGCAGATAATATTCAATTATATGCAGATGCACTGAATGCAAAATATAATATAATGGAGCCAATATATGATTAAAGCAAAACCAGTGCTAAAAAATAAGTTTTGGATTATTGAATCTAATGGCGAACGTATTGGTACACTATCTAAAGAAGAAGATAAAAGATATATGTACAGTTGTTCAACAGGGACAGAATACTTTAGCGATACTAAATCTTTTAACAGCTACATTGGAGGTGCGAGCTGGGATAAGACAAGTATTTCAGACGGTAGTAAAATCGATAGAGAAATTCATGGTTTTGCTACAAGCGGAACACCGTATAATGTAATGTATAATGTACAAAAAAAGTTACCACTTTTTACAAAAAGTAAAAAGTCTAAAAGTTTATATGCGGCAGGTTATTACATTATTAAATTTGACAAAGGATGGGTAAGAAGTTTTTGCCCTAAGTTAGTTACACTTGAAAAGTATGAATACAAAGGTCCGTTTAAAACAGACTTTACAATGAGACAGGAATTAAGTAATGCAAACAAACGAACCGATTAATCCTGCACCTATACAACAATTTGTTCAAATTGTTAAAAGTGCAGAACAAGGAAATCAAAAAGAAATTAGAATTCCGTTAGCACAAGCTAAAAATCTTGTATATACACTTACAACTATTTTAGCTAATCATCAAGGCAGACTAGAACGATTAGTTATAGAAAATGCAGGTAATGCTGAAGAAGTTGTAACTATTAGCATGGACGGTGGTTCCGGATGGAAATAAAGTACTAGTTTTTCTATCAAAAAAAGATAAATATATACGTAGTTAATTTTAAAGGATTACGTATATGAGTAGACCAAAACCAACAATCATTTTAGAATATGTAGATAAAGCAACATATAAGTGCGAACAAGTACTTAAATCTGAAGCTATTTGGGCTGTATTTTATAATGGTGAACCGTTTAACCTTAAAACGTCCAATGCAATAACTAACTATCCAGGTCCTAAATATAAAAAGGTTTCTTTTAGTAATCCCGGACATGCACATAATCTAGCAAAAAAACTCAACGAAATGTTCAAAACTGACGGCTTTAAAGTACATAGACTTGTACAAGGCGATGTTGTTATAGAAGAATGAACTGGAAAGAGACATATACTAAGATCTTTCTAAAGCAATCTGATATTGCTATTAGCGAAGCAAATTTAAAACATTATCGTTCTGAATGGTGGCAAAACACTAGAGAAAAATCAGAAGGCGGATTGCGTCTTACTGATGAAGGTTTTGAATTTATTACAAATACATTAGATCTACAAACTTACGAAGTTCCATTTCCAAGAGACTTCAAAATGACTACTCAAACTGTTATTTTTTTAGACCAATTTATTACGTGTCCATACTATATAACTTCAAAAAGTATCTATGTAACGGACGAAAAGAAAGCCATGGAACTGCATCTTTTTAGCGGTGACCTAAGAAAATACGGCTTAACTAAAGCAATTTCAAGATCAAATTCTGAATAAATTGGTAAGAAAGAGGTTGACTCTTTCTCATACTGGTGTTATTATATATACATACTTAGAAACTAAGTTATGGCATTGACTGAAACACAAGAGGAATATAAAATGGAAAATATCGCACTTCGTACTGTAGGACCTAACAGCGCAAAGAAAAGCATTGTACGTGCTTTTGCTAAAAAGCGTCCGCTGTTCCTTTGGGGACCTCCAGGTATTGGTAAATCAGATATCATTGCGCAAATTACAAATAATGTATTAACTAATTCATTTCTTATTGATATCCGACTATCACTTTGGGAACCTACAGATATTAAAGGTATTCCATATTTTGACAGCAACTCTAGTACAATGGTTTGGGCGCCTCCAGCAGAACTTCCAACAGAAGAATTTGCGGCGCAATACGACAATATTGTATTGTTTCTAGATGAAATGAACTCTGCGGCACCAGCTGTACAAGCGGCAGCCTATCAGTTGATTCTAAATCGCCGAGTTGGTACTTACAAATTGCCAGACAATGTTCTTATTGTTGCGGCAGGTAACCGCGAAGCAGACAAAGGTGTTACTTATCGTATGCCTGCTCCGTTGGCTAACCGTTTTGTTCACTTGGAACTTGCTGTTAATTGGGATGATTACTTTGCGTGGGCAGTAGAAAATAAAATTCATAAAGATGTTATCGGTTATTTGACTTTTGCTAAGAAAGACTTGTACGACTTTGATCCTAAGTCGCCAAGCCGTTCTTTTGCAACACCGCGTTCATGGTCGTTTGTTTCTGAACTACTTGAAGACGACGACGATGAAAGCACTACTACTGATTTGGTAAGTGGTGCAATTGGCGAAGGACTTGCTGTTAAGTTTATGGCACACCGTAAGGTTGCGTCAAAACTCCCTAACCCAACTGACATTTTGACAGGTAAGGTTAAAGAGCTTGAGACTAAAGAAATCAGTGCCATGTATTCCTTGACAGTCTCACTGTGCTATGAACTGAAAGACGCATGTGACAAAAACGATAAGAAGTTTAACGATAAAGTTAATAACTTCCTACGTTTTACAATGGATAATTTTGATACTGAGCTAGTTGTAATGGCTATTCGCCTTGCTCTTACTCAGTACCAATTGCCCATTGATCCGGACGAAGTAGAATGCTTCGACGAATGGCACGAGCGTTACAGCAAGTATATTAAAGCCGCGCAGGCCGCGTAAATGGCTACAGAGTTTGGACGTTCTCTTTGTATAAAAACGTCCTTTTCAGCTTGACTTCAACAGTAAATACATGTATACTGTATATAACAGTTAGGGAAAAGGAGAAACAAAGTGAGCATCGATACTAAAGGTTACGCACCTAATCCAGATATTACTCCAGAAGAACTTAAAGTAATGCGAGAAGAAGTTCTTGATAGGGTTATTGTAGCTCGTGTAGGCCTATTATTGCGCCATCCTTTCTTCGGTAACATGGCTACTAGACTTAAAGTAGAAGCATGTGATGACTGGTGTCCTACTGCGGCAACTGACGGCCGCCATTTATATTTTAACACTCAATTTTTTAATGCACTTTCAAATAAAGAAATTGAGTTTGTAATTGCACACGAGATTCTGCATTGTGTATTTGATCATATGTCACGTAGAGAAGATCGTAATCCTGTATTACATAACATTGCCGCAGACTATATCGTAAATAATACACTAGTGCGTGATCGTATTGGAGAAATGGTTTCAATCGTACAATGTTATCAAGACTTCAAATATGAAGGTTGGACTTCTGAAGAAGTATACGATGATCTATTTAAAAAGGCAGAAGAAAACGGTCAAGAATTTTTAAAACAACTAGGTGAATTGCTAGACGAACACATTGACTGGGAAGAAGGTCCAGGCGATAATAATTCAGAAGAAGGAAAAAATAAAAGTCATCCAACTTATTCAAAAGAAGAAATGAAGAAGATTAAGGATGAAATTAAAGAAAGTATGATGTCTGCGGCACAAGCCGCTGGTGCAGGCAACGTTCCAGGCGCTGTACAGCGTATGATCAAAGAGCTTACAGAACCTAAAATGAATTGGCGTGAATTGCTTCGTCAACAGATTCAAAGTACTATTAAAAACGATTATACATTTAGTCGCCCTAGCCGCAAAGGCTGGCATACTGGTGCTATTTTGCCCGGTATGAATTTTGATGAAACAATTGATATCTGCATTGCATTAGATATGAGCGGTTCAATTGGTAATGCACAGGCGGCTGACTTCTTAGGTGAAGTCAAAGGCATTATGGACGAATACAAAGACTACAAGATTAAGATTTGGTGCTTTGATACTGATGTATATAATGAACAAGACTTTACAGCAGATAGCGGTGAAGATTTGCTAGACTACGAAATTATGGGCGGCGGCGGAACCAGCTTTGATTGTAACTGGAAATATATGAAAGACAATGATATCCAGCCTAAGAAGTTTTTGATGTTTACAGACGGGTATCCGTTTGGTAGCTGGGGCGAAGACGATTACTGTGATACAGTATTTGTAGTTCATAGTCATCACGATAAAAATTTAAAAGCACCGTTTGGTATGACGGCGCATTACGATGAAGCGGCATGATAAAGAATAAGATATCAGCACATGATTATTTTAATACAAGGAGATTAGAACATCAATCTCCTCATTTATCTTGCATTGATTTAAAATTTACATACAACACAGAAAAAGCAATGGTAAAATGGATTCAACAAAATTTGAAGCATCGTTATTACCTAGCCAAAACAATAGGTATTACTAAAGAGAATAAAATAGATACTGTTATGAGAGTCGGATTTGAAGATGCAAAAGAACTTTCTTATTTCGTTCTTGCATGTCCACTATTAAAGTACAACTAAATAATATACGCATATAACTAAAAAGGAGCATAATATGTCACAAGAAACTACTGCTACGCAAGAAGCACAAGCAACAGCACCAGTAGAACTAACCGTTCAAGACCTAGGTGTTATTAGATCAATCATCGATGTTGCTAGTCAGCGTGGTGCTTTTAAAGCAAACGAGATGGAAGCTGTTGGTAAAACATTTAATAAACTTGATAACTTCCTACAAACTGTACAAAAGGCAGAGGCTGATGCCGCTGAAGCCGCTAAAAAGGAAACTACCGAAGGAGGTAAGTAATGGCTGAAATTAAACATGTTGGTGTGTTAAAGGACAACAAAAGAAAAGTTGTTGTAGCATACAGAGTAATTCCTGGAGAACAACCTGCTGAAAATGCAATTGTAATTGATACTGCGTCACTAACTGATGCTGATCATGAAGTTTTAATTAGAGCAGTTGAAAGCAATGCAGGACAAACAGCATTTGAATTTGCTGAAGTTATGGCAAGAACTTCTTTAAGTGACGGTAGCAACATGCTTGCACGTTTTCATACAACAGGTAAACTACAAAGAGTTAAAATGTCTGCTATTGATATGACACCTAATACAACAACAAAAATTGGATTAGATGAGCTTAATAAAATCATTGCACAACAGCGAGGTGTTGCTATTTCTGATCTTGCTTTAAAAGATCCTAATTCACGCAAGCCAGGCGAAAGTATTACTGAAGCAGGCTCTGTTAATGAAATGGCTCCTCCAAGTGATACTGTAGTTGCTGAATCACAAGTTGCTAATATTCAAGCACCAACTGATGGTGTACTTTCAGATGCAGATTTAGCCGCTAAATATCGTAGTGATGCTGATAGATTATATAAAGAAGCAAAGGCACTTAGAGCACAAGCCGAAGAACTTGTCCCGACTGTAAAGAAGAATAAGAGTGTCAAAGAAACTTCCTGATGATATAATTAAACATTGGCCTGAAGTTTTTAAAGATATTGACATTCACACTATACCCATTAACTATATTAGTACCATTCGAATTGAATTTAAAACTGGTAAAATTTGGGAAATTGACTGCAATGGTAAAAGAACTACTGGCTCTAACTTAGAAGATGTCCTAGGGGATCTCTTTGATGAATATGGCGACGGTATTGAAAATGTTGACTTTCGTCTTAATAGTGCTAAAATTAAACGAGATGTACAGAAGAATACTAGAGCATTTCTTAAGAATCCAACTAAACGGAAATCGTGAATTTGGCATAAATACATGTAACAATGAATTAGGAGCATTACATGGGTACTTTACGATTAAAACGAGGCACTAAGACTGCACTTCAAAGCAGTCCTGGTTATACGCCAGCTGAAGGTGAACTCGTTTATACAACAGATAGCAAAGAAGTCTTTGTAGGTGACGGAGCCACACAAGGTGGTATTCCAGTATCAGTATCAACGCAAAACTTAGAAGATCTAGGCAATGTACAAGCATTAGCCGCACAAAAAGATCAAATCTTAGTTTATAATGGTGCAAACTGGGCGGCGACGGATAACCCAGCACTAGACATTCGTGGTAATATTTACGGTGACGATTCAACGCTCCTAGTTGATGCAATTAACGGCAAAATTGTTGGACCTATTGAAACTACTTCTGTTATTAGTAGTGGCAATATTGTAGGTGATGTAATTGGCGATACTACAGGTACACACACTGGTAACGTAATTGGTGACAGTACAGGTACACACTTTGGTAATACTACTGGATTCCATACAGGTGATACTAAAGGTAGTGTGTTTGGTGATGATAGCGGACTACTAGTAGACGGTATTAAAGGTTTTATTGTTGGACCTATTCTAACTGAAACAACTCTTACAATTAGACAAGACGCACCTGCTCCAGTTAACAGTCTCTTAATTCAAGCACATTCTGCAGATGGTGCAACAGGACCAAAAATTAGAACTGAAGGTTCACGTGGTACTCTTGACAATCCGTTAGCTGTAATTGGTGGCACTACAGGTGACGCACTTACAGATATTCACGGTTTTGGTTGGGACGGAACTCAACAAACATTAGCTGGACAAATTAAAATTGCAGTTGATCTAGACGAAACAGTGTCAGACGGTATTATACCTGGAAGAATATTATTCCTACCATCAAACCAAACGGGCAATGTTACACTTGCACAAGTTATGACTTGGAATAGTAAAGGCAGACTTGGCTTAGGTACTAACAGACCTGATAACGTATTACACGTAGCAGGCGATGCAAAAATTACTACTGACCTTGAAGTACAAGGTACAGCAACAATAAACAACAGTATTAACACTGGATATCATCAGTTTGCTAGTTTGACTACTATTGAACGTGATGCACTTACTCCAGTTAACGGAATGGTTATTTATAATTCAGATACTGAAAAATTCCAAGGCCGCGAAAACGGATCATGGGTTAACTTAGTCTAAGTTATACTGTTTAAGTAATTCTTTTCTACTTATTTTACCTTGTCCTTTACGTGGAATACTTTCTACGTAAAAGACCTTCTTAGGTATTTTATACCATGCAATTTCTTTAGATAATTGTTCTGTATCTATTTGACCAACAACTACTGCATAAACACTATCGTAGCCAAACACTACACAATCTATTGCTCCACATTTAATTAATGCTTCTTCTACTTCGTAAGGCATAATTTTAATACCTTCTTGGTTAATTACATCTTTAACTCTACCAGTAATAAACAAAAATCCTTCATCGTCGATATATCCTAAGTCTCCAGTATGATAACCATCAACTACAATTTCACCATTATCAAATGTTACAGTTTTATTTGGTAACACAAATCCAACGCTACCATGTTTTTGAGGATAATGCATAATACTAATTGTTCCTGTTTCATTTAGCCCATATGAATCAGTTGTAATACAATTAAAATAATTTTGTACTTCATATTTAAAATCTTTGTACATAGGTGCTCCGACTGTACGAATGTGTCGTACACTCATAGTTTCGTACGGTACTTTGCAATACTTCATTAATTTTAATAAAATACTAGGATTAGCTACAAAGAACGTAGGTTTAACTTTAGGCCATGATTCCCATACGTTATCTAAAACATAATATGTTGCACCAGTTCTATAACAAATTGAGAATAATTGAAAGCCTATACAAGCCCAAAGTGGAATACAATTTACAGTAGAATCTTTATTTGTAATATTAGCATGTATTTGTATGTTTGTATCTAAACCTTCAGTGTCATGATCATCTCTTGTTAGTGGTATTAATCTAAGTGCATCAGTACTACCGCTTGATACAAACGCTGTTATCTCGTCATCATTACATTGATTATATCTAGGCTCTGGTAATACATCGTCCCATATATCAACATCATAATACTTACGTTCGATCTCTGTTGCTTTGTAGTCCATTACTACAACACTGCATACACTCATTACTCCGTATATTTTCATTAGATTAGTACAATTACTGTATACTCCTAATCTACAAGTTTTATCGTATCCTGCATCAATTAATTCTTTAGCATAACTTTGTGCTAAAGAATCAAATTGTTCTTTTGTATATGTATCACCATTCTCGAAAGAAAGTATTATATTGTTCACTTTTTAATTATTCCTGGTTTAAGTACACTAGCTAATCCTAATGCTTCTTTATTGAATTTAACAAGATTTGTTAATGCATCTAGTGTTACAAGACTCATTAATGTATCTCTATGTGCATTTCCGTCAGCGCCAATTTTCCAATTATAAACGCCAACTTTGTTTTCTATAATTTTCTTACTATCTTTATTTAAAGACATATCATATAATGCTTGCTGTAATTTGGCAGTATTTGGATTGCCTTTGCGTACCCACAATGCTTTTTGCATACCGTCGCGAAAACTTTTTACAAGTTTATATGAATCATAGAAATCTCCGCTTGGCTTAACACCCCAACGTTTTTCAAATAGTATTTCAAGTTGGTATCCAGGATAGTTTGGATCATCTCCATGATCTCCTGTTTCACTGTTTAGAATACCATGATGAAACCAAATTTCTGAATTATCATCTGATTCAACATGCTTTTTATATGCCGCTGGATTTTCTCTAGTAGCGTTTAGTTCACCACGTTTAAATGCTAGTCGACGTTCGCCACCGCTCATGCCTTTAACCCATGTTACGTTCTCTTTAAAACAAGCGATATATTCATCAACTGTTTTGTCTGGTCCACATAGTAGAAGTGTCATTGCGAATGCTTCTGGAACCATACCTGAACCTGCCGCAAATCTAATACCACCATAGTCTAAATCAATAGCACGATTCTTGCCTACAATAATATTCAAGTTCATAAGTCCAATACTTTCGTATTCGGCATAGTTATAATCAACTTCTTCTTGTAGGAAACTTACACCGTTACCACCATGACTTACCATAATTACATCATTGTCATATTGCATTTCGTTATGAAATGTATCAAATCCTGGAATGTCTCGAGCGCCAGGAATATGTACAATATTAATATCTTCATTGAGATATTTTTCTAATTCTTTAGCAACGATTTCTGCCCAAACACTTGTACCATCTCCTGGTTTTTGTGGTACTACCATCGTATAATCTGCATTTGCTACAGTAGCAAACATTACTAATACTAAACTCATAATTAACTTACGCATAATCTATTCTCCTTTTTGATTTTAATGCCCAAATTAGTGTTACAATTATTATAAAAACTAATCCTAAGAATATTGGTTTATCTAACAGTTTATCAAATGTATAAAGTCCTGACATTTGAATTGTAAGAGCCTCTATTCTGTCAGATAGAATAAAGGCAAATAGCAGTGCAGGTCTGCTAAATTTGTATTTCTTTGCTAATAGTCCTACCACACTACATATAGCAAGTATAAAGTAATCTTCCCAACCGCCTGTATATTGTACACAAGCAAGTACTATAAAGCCTAATAGCAACGGAAAGTAGTATTTGTAGGGTATTTGTGCTATTCGGGCTATAAATGGCGTCGTAAACAAGCATACAGCGCCTACAAGCACTGTTGCAAGCATAAAGCCGTATAACATACTATCAAAGAATTTAGTGTCATTTGCAAGCTCTAAGGTACCTAATTCAAAATTTAAATATGCAAACAAGGCCATTACAATGGCAGCAAAGGGTGCGCCTGGAATACCAAACAGTACTGTAGGAATCATGCTGGTTGCTTTTTGTGCATTGTTAGCACCTTCTGGTCCTATAACACCTTTGATATTTCCATTACCAAACTTGTCTTTAGGATGACTTGCAACTGTCGAACTGTATGCCATCCAATCTGCAACTGCGCCGCCTAATCCGGGCAATAAGCCGACAAATGCGCCAATGATTCCTCCACGCAATGCATCACGTTTATTATTCCAGACAGCAAGTATTCCTTCTTTAGTTTGTGTACCATTTGCAAATGCTGGATTGCTAGTATTTGTACGATATTTAAGACCGCTTAATAATTCTGGAATAGCAAACAATCCGGCAACTAACGGCATTAATTGTACGCCTGCGCCAAGATATTCCCAACCGCCGGTCCATCGGTCTACATTAGTTGTAGGATCAACTCCTATTAATCCTATAAACATACCAAAGCACAATGCAATTACACTTCTAACCCAAAACTTATTTGTTATAAATGTTACGCATACTAACGCTAACATTGTAAATGCCCATAATTCTGGAACACCAAATATCATTATTAGATCAGTATAATAAGGTAACAAGAAGAATGTAAGTGACCCCCATATTAATCCGTTCAATGTACTTGTAGTTACTGCGGCGCTAATAGCATATGTTGCTTTACCCTGTAGTGCTAATGGAAAGCCGTCTACCATAGTTGCCGCGGCTGAGTTTGCACCAGGTATTCCTAACAGTACACCTGTATAAGTATCACCTGTTGTGCTTGCGGCTACAACTGCCATAACAAATATAACTGCTAGATACGGATCTGGAAATAAAGTAATAAATGAAAATACAAATATTAAACCTGTAGTTGCTCCTGCACCTGGCAGAATACCAATTATTAATCCATAAAATGTTCCTGCGAGTAGTGCCAATATCGAAGCCAATATTTTCTCCTTGTATATAATTAATTATATCAGGAGAACATTTTTTTGAAAAAATGTGGAGAAAAATTATGAATACACGAATTTTTTCGCTAGTTATGAAAAATTTAGAAGAAACCTTTAATTTATCTAAGTACAAAGGTTTACAATTAAACAAGGATAGTATAGTAGACGACCTACCGTTTACTCCTGTGCGTAAAGAAAAGTTTGCACAAAACATCATGCACGAGTTAGATATTGAACATTTAGACTTAACTGGTACTATTGAACAATTTGTACAATCGTTAGATACCTTTTATATGAAAAGATTCTTTGGAGAAATTTGGAAACCTAATACTGACAATCATACTTACAGTGGTTGGAATATTGTGGAACGAATAAACAAACAGAATCCACGTAATGTATTAGACTTTGGATGCGGATATAATCAATTTAAACCACGTATTAAAAATCTAACAGGCATTGATCCATTTAACGATAACGCAGACTATATGGTAGATATTTTAGAGTTTAATGTAGATGAAAAATATGATCACATGATTGTGTTTGGCAGTTTAAATTTTGGTGACGAAAATGATATCCGTATAAGATTTGATAAGTTATATAATTTATTAGACACTAACGGTAGAATGTACTTTAGAGTTAATCCGGGAATACTATGGCCAAAAGGACCATATGTAGATATATTCCCATGGACCTTCGAATTCGCTTACAAACTTGCTAAAGAATATAATTGTAATTTAGAACAGTACAAAAAAGATAATACAAGAATATATTTTGAATTATTAAAGATGTGACACGGCTTTAGCAAACTCTACTGTTTTGATAAAAGCTGTTTCGTTAAATTTAAGATCAAACTTGTTACATAATGTTAAGAAAAATTCTTTATCGTATAATTGAGAAACTTCTTTAATAATAAAATCTTTATCATCTGCCTTTTGTTTGTAACCGTTTATCTGCATAGTAAGGTCGTTAATTAAACATTCTTTAAATGTTATTCCGTGTTCGTTTGCTTTATCAGTATATAAATCTTTAAAAAGATAATTTCTATTTTTTGGATCTACATAATAATGACATGTACTATTCATCCACCTAGTATATAATAGTTCTATATCTTCAGGAATGATTACAAAATGTTTTGCCGGATTAAAAAAATTCTTTACTCTATCTAAATCTGAGTGCAGTGTATATACAAAATTGTTAGGATAAAGATGTTGTTTCCATTTTTTAATTTCGTCTTGTGAATATTCTCTACCTTGCTTTTCGGCCATATCTAACACAGGAGGAATAGTTTTGTCACATACTCCTTTACCTAAAGCACCTTTAAATCTTTTATTGAAATGTAATCTTGAAAAATTAGAATCGTGCATAATATCAAACGGTTCCCAAGGATTGATTCCGTTTTGTATATGATCATACCAACTGACATTATTACAACTAGAAATAATTCTTCCTGCAATATGTCCACCAGATCCCATAGGAAAATTAACTGTAATTGAATTATTATACATCAAGTCTTCCTAAATAATATAATCCTTTATTCTTATATGTTACAAGATCGCCTGTTGCAAACCAATCGTCATATATACACATTGGACTTTTTACATATAATTGATTTTCTTTAACTTTATAATTGCACCAAAATGTATTGCCCAAAATATTATCTTCTGCTGTGTCTCCAGGCTTGTACAACTTATTAATTACACATGGTCCAATTTCACTCATACCCCAATTTGCTAAAACTGTAGCACCTTGATCTATAAATGCTTGTATGTGATGTTTAGGAATTGGATCACTGCCCATTGCAACAAATTTACCCGTCAAATCAGCTGTTTTAAAGCCCTTAGTGCTTAGTAGTGCTTCGCACATAGCAGGAGCAATAAACGTGTGTGTATGACGCTTAAAACGCTTTAAAAAGGTATATGCGTTGAACTTTTCAATAGTTATATCACACCCTAATGTATATGCTGGCAAACTTTGAAGTAATAACCCACCTGCATGAGTCATTCTAGTAACTGTGTATACACTACTATTTTTGGTTAGTTTTTGAGCAGTAATTGCAGTATTAATGCAGTGTTTTAGATTTTCAGGATCTCTATAAATTTGCTTAGGTGTACCTGTAGTACCACTAGAACTTATATTACATCCTTGTTTTAAGATAGTGTCAAAGTTCAGTTCCATACTGTGTTTTCTTATCCTCGTACTTTTGTATTAATAGATCAGTAACCGAACCTGTGATAGTCGTTGGTGTCACACCTCCACTTGAACTTGTAATAAAAACTTCGTCTGCTGATAAAAACATTTGTTGTGTAATTGGCATACGCTTAAAAGTAATATTGTTTTCTTTAGCAATATCTTCTACAACACTCATAGTAATACCTTTAAGAACATTCTTATCTGATGTTTTAATTACTCCGTCTTTAACAATTCCAACATTAAACCCTGGACCTTCTGTAACAAATCCGTCTACATCAACTAATACTGTAGTATCAAAGCCGGCAGGAGTTTTACGTTGACTAAGTGTTAAATCTATCCAAGCCATGTTTTTATATTCTTGTCCATAGTAATCATCGTTAACTCTATTTGTATTTTTGTCCAAATACAGTTTTACCATCGGTGTACTTGCTATAGGATAACTTGGTTTAATATACATTGCAAAATTTACAGGACAGTTTTCTAAGTCTCTAGGATTACCACTAGGCGGAAATCCTCTCCAGATTATAAACCATACAAATGCATTATCAATTGGATTACGCTTTGCTAATTCTTTAATAATCTCTAGAGGATCGACGTCTGGAATAGTTAGTCCGTAGCGTTCTGCACTATTACGGAATCTTTGCAAGTGTCTTTCATAACAAAATGCTTTGCCGTTGTATACTGGCATAACATCATATGTAGCATCACAATGAATGAAACCAAAGTCAAGTATACTTGGTCCAATCTCTCCTAACGGTTTGTATTCACCGTTTTTATATGCTAATAAGTCTAATACGTTAGTCATCAAAATGTACCTTCTTTAATTGAGGATCATCAGGCAATTTTTCTTTGAGGACTTTTAAACGATTAATTCTCCATTCAAGGAGTTTAAAATCTAATACCCAAGGAAAAATAGCGTGAATCAAACTTCCTATAGTTACTGCTAATAAAAAGAAAAATTCGTTCATTGCTAAACGAAAGTGCCACCAATAGCCCGCATCAGGCTTACCGGCTTTATTCTTTGCTTCGTCTAAGTGTTTAGGATTGTACCACATAGTCTCCTTTCAGCAAACTTCTACGTCTAGTGTATTCATTAATGTTTAATTTCCAGACGGTTTGCTCAGTGTAATATAACATCATTTCACTATGTTTGTCAAGTATTTTCTGTTTTGCCAATAATCCCATCAACTTGTGATTACGAGCGGCTTTACCATTAGAATGTTCATGATGTATGTTTGTGCTAATATATAGTTGATCAGTAGGGCACCATTCTATAAAACGAGGAATCATTTCACGTTGTGTAATACTGTTCCAATCTCCTTTACCTAGTCCCCGAAAGGTATCAGTTTGAGGTAACTCACAGCCTCTAAACATAATGCGCCATGCTGTATCACCAACTTCAGGCAAAGGATGACATCCTGCTACTGCCACTATTTCACTATCTTTAATTGCGCAAAAAAATTCACCGTGTTCTTTGCACCAATCAAACTTCATTGCTTTTAAACTTGAATTATTTTCGTAGCCTAGTTGCTTTGCTTTAGAGCAAAATATTTCTAACTTAGGTATGTGTTCATCAGTAATTGTTGTAACAATCATAGGTAACTCAAATTATCTGAAATAATATTTACAGTTTCTTCATTAAGGTCTACATTTACAACTATCATATATGAAGGTTTAAAACTAGTATTAAATAGGTAATGTGTTTTAAGAGTATCTACAAAGTACACACATCCATTATCCCAATGCTCAATCTTACCATCAATTATAAAACTAAAATTTGGTGGGTTAACATTGCGTAACGGAATTAGTAATCTAAAACTATCTATTTTTGTAGTCTTATTATCTCTATGAGGAGGAAAATATCCGCCGGGGTCGAGTTTTAAAATATGAGTTCTAAAAATATGTTGCTTTAGTGGTGCTAGACATGCTTGTAATTCAGGAGATTTATTATACACATCTGTGTACGTTTTAAAATCTCTTTCACTATAGTCTGTATTATTATCTTTATTGTATTCAATTAAACTATCTAGATCAGGAATACCAGAGACGCCTCCATCAAGACTTGTAATACTTAATCCGTACCTATTAACAGACTTCCTTGGGTTGTAAGGTACATACTCAAAGTCTTGTTCAGTAAGGTTAAGGAACTTATTAACATCATTTAGAACAAGATTTAATTTAAACACTGTTCCGTATGCTGTTAAATGGTTGTAGAGGTTAATCACTTTCGCTAATCCATTCGATATCTTTTAGTAAATATATGTGTATTTAATAAGAAAAAAAGGATACACATTACAATATGGCATATGTATACAGAAGCAAAGGTTCATATCCTCCTAAGAATCAAAAAATAATAGAACATACGTATAAAGCTAAAAGCGGATTAGATGCTATAGTGCCTATCAATCCCGAATGGGAGAACATGGGAGTTCAAATAAGTGGAGGTATGGATAGTGCCTTGTTACTCTATCTAGTAGCAAAGACAGTAAAAGATAATAATTATACTATCAACGTAAGACCTATACATTTTGATATCCCTACTAAGTTACCTGTACAACCTCTTGCTATTATAAAAAAAGTAGAAGAATTATTAGACTTTAAATTTGGAGATATTATAGAATACGCTATTCCTTTAGAACAGTGTACAAAAGAAGCAACTATGTCAGGGGTTGGCAAGAAAGAATTTATTATACTTAAAATTAGAGAAATGTTAATGTCTAAAGTTGTTAATTTTGAAGTTAACGGAAATACAAAAAATCCACCTGTTGAGTTTAGAAAACATTTTCCAAATGATGAATTTAGACAAAAGAATAGAGACCGAACACTTGACATTTACACAGGACCATATAATGCTTCACCGCTTTCTCACTTAGATAAAGCAGATGTTGTAAGCCTGTATAAAAAATATAATCTAATCGACGAATTAATGACGTTAACATGTTCATGTGATAACTGGAGAGATCAAATTATTGCGAAAAAATTAGATATCCCTTGTGGTCAATGTTGGTGGTGCTACGAACGAGCATACGGACTTAGTCAAAATAATATTCAAGATCCTACACCTGTAAAGAAATTTGAAGATGAAAATTCCAAGTAAAACATTTTGCAGTATGGCATGGGATCATCAGTTTATTGATCCTACTGCACGAGTAAAACCATGTTGTAGGTTTGCTGAAAAGTTTAGACCAAAGGATCATAACCTAAACGATAAAACATTAAGTGAAATATTTTATGGTGACTGGATGGAAGAAATCCGTCGTAAGATGCTTGCTGGTGAACAAGTAGACGGGTGTGTACGTTGCTATCAAGAAGAAGAGTCTGGAAAAAAGAGCTTACGTGAACGCTATCTTGATAACGAAGCATTGCCAATTGATCAGTTAGTTGATATTGAAAATCCAAAAATAGGTTGGATCGAACTTGCTATTAGTAATGACTGTAATCTTGCATGTCGTATGTGCGATAGTAGATACAGTTGGAAATGGTTTAATGAAGAAAAGTTAATCTACGGAAAATCGTTTAATGAAGTAGAAAAAAGTAAAAGTGATATTACTAACATATATCCGTTTATTAATGATTTAGTTCATGTAAAATTTACAGGCGGCGAGCCATTGATGACTAAAGACCAATGGGTACTTGTAGATAAAATGCTTGCTGAAAGAGATTGCAGTGAAATATTTTTAAACTATAGTACTAACTGTACTATTATGCCAAAAGACAGCTGGATTGAAAAATGGAGTAAATTTAAAAAAGTAGAATTTGCTCTTAGTTTTGATAGTGCTAATCCATCAGAAAGTGAATACATTCGCTGGCCTGCTAAGTACGAAACTACAGAAGCAGTTACTAAACGTTTTTTAGAACTTAAAAAGAGTCACGGATTTGATGTACTATTGCGTAGTACTATTAGCATACTCAATGTGTGGAATATGCCTGAAAGTTTAGAATGGTGGTGGGAAAACGATCACGGATTTAAAGTTATGAATCCAACACACTTAACATATCCTGAGAAACTCTGTGTAACATCATTGCCTGAACATATCAAAAAACGTGTTACAGAAAAATTTAACAACTATCAAAAAACTTGTACTAACCCAAAAATTAATAAAAATTTAGATTATATTAAAAATTTTATGAATAGCAAGGATGATAGTTATTTACTTCCTAATCTTAAACGATATATAGAAATTACAGATAAGCATAGAGGACAAAACTTTTTTGAAAGTTATCCACAATTTTCAGATATATTTGTAACTATTAAAGATTAAAAATAATGTGTTCGTTAATTGTGTGAGCGCCGCCTTCATTTTTTATGTCAGCAGGATTTTTACTACAAAATTTCTTACAAGCATAGAAGCAATCTGATTTATTCCAACTATTTTCTAATTTAGTTAATGCTTTACTTTCCCTTAAATCCTGTATGGATTTATTTTGTGTATGCAAGTCTTTTAGATCTTCTCCGAGAAATTCTTTTAGATCATCAACATAAGGTTGATTAGCTATCCAACAGCATGGATAATAATAACCATCACTATCAATATATTCTGCGGCTTTATTAATCTTACATCGTGGATAGATCATTTTTTATATTTTCTTCAAGTTGATTAATTGTTATTGTAGGATTAAATTTATCACTATTGCGATTACTTTGTACTATCATAAACTGATCAAAATTTAATTGTTTAGCTATTACTAATGCTTGTGTAATAGTATTTTGATTATATTTAAAAAGTATATGTTTCCATATTAACTTAGTTGAACTATTATTTTTTCTAAATGCTTCTATACCCTTTACAATTAAATCCCACTTAGAATTTACTCGGTACATGTGATTATTACTTTCAATACCATCAATACTAAAATTAATTTCGTCGTTGGCATCAAACACTTTTGCTAATTTACTCCACCAATCTTTACTTCTATAACTTCCGTTAGTATGTAAAATTAATTTAGCAGTGTTGTTCTTTTCTTTAATCTTACGTATTAATCCGATAAAATCTTTATGATATATTGGATCGCCGTGGTTTCCACAAATAATAATTTCGTCAAACGTAGATGTTAAATCACTATAGTGCTCAATATCACAATCTGTATTTTGTATTTTATCTGAATATATTGTTCTTGGACACAAAGGACATTGTAATGGACATCTTGAAGTTGGTTCAATATGAATTATTCCGGGCACACTACTTTCCTTTTTGGTATTTTTGAATCTGCACTTGAGACACAGGAGTTTGTAATGCAGGGCATAGGGGTATCAAAGAGTTTAAATCCTGTTTCAATATTTCCAAGCGGCACATCGTGACAGGAATAGGATCGCTTAACGGAACCGTCGGGCTCTCTAATAATGATTCCTTGGTATCCGGCATTGCAATTCCAACCTTTAAAGTTATTAAAATTAAAAGCATTAAAACGCTCAGCTTGATCCATGTACCATTTTTTTCCATTTTTATCCTCAAATTCTACTTGCATATGCCAAGGTACACTAGCGTCGTTGGTGCCATTTATTCCTTTAGGTATTTCGAATGACGGTTTAGGCCTGCCGTCCCATTTTCGTTTACTTTCTGTGTATGCCCTTTGCGGCATTCCGTTGTAGAGTTTTTTAAGTTGTTCTTCTGTATATCCATCAACCACTCTTGAGGCAGTTGGATCGGACTGAGGCTTAAGAGTGACATTGATACCTTGCTCGTGGAAGAACAGAGCGTTTTCCCAATCTCTTTCAAACCATTCAGGAACCATAACTTGATTAATTGTAATTTGTACATCGTTTTCTTGACACAGGATTAATTTGTCTGCGAACTCCTGCATCTTCTCCTTTGTGTTTACATGTTCTGTATGCAGACTTGCTGTAATACTTGCCCTATGAAAGGGCTTTGCATAATCAACATAAGTTTCAAACCACTTCATATTTCTACTACAATTTGAAGTCATGTGTATACTTGTATAGTTTGTGTTTTCTACATCTTCTGCAAGATGTTTGAGAATGTCCAAGTATCCAGGATGGAAAGTAGGCTCTCCTCCCGACAAGGAGAAGTGGAAGCTGTTAAAACCATTATCTCTTGCTTGTCTTTTTATTTCGTCCACTGTTCGTAGACATAATACAGTTGGTCTATGATCTTTTCTGTCACTGCGAGCGTACGGCCAGCAGTAAGAGCATTTATAATTACAAAAACGGCCGAGCAACCAACTAACAGTAAAAAGATCCCTATAGAGTAGAGTTCTTTGCCCCACAGAGACAATATCCTCAAGAGGAATTTTAGTAAAATCATAATTGCTCCATTTTAGGTCTTCAGTCATAATACTATACTAACACACTTATTGATCTTTGTCAACCTTCCATTCAATCATATCTTTAATTAAATGATAATGTTCCCAGTCTTTAATCTTAGGAACTTTTAAATCTAAATTATCTGTACATCTCCACTTAGGACATCTAATAGGTTCTAAAGGAAGATCAATTGAGTCTTTATCATAAATGTTTCCTCTCTTTCCTCCAACGTGACAACTGCCAATATAAATGTCTCCCGGAGGAGTTACTTTTAAATGTTTTACACCTGCCCAACATAGCCAGCCTTCATAATTATTTTTCTTGTCAAAATTAAGTTCGTTGTAATGAAAGTCAATATCTTTGTATTGTTTTTCTTCATCTTGGAACCAAAACTTTAATTTACGTTTATCTGGAGTAACAGTGCTTTCATAAATTCTCTTAATTTTATCTTCTTCGCCTTCTTTATAAAATTTCTTTTCTCTAGTTTCAATTACCTTAATTTCTACTTCGTCGTCCGTAGACAATAGTATTTTAGGATCCATTGTATCATTATTTTTTTCAAAGTCTAGTTTTGTTCTAGGTAATAGTTCATTACTATTGCCGCCTGGTGGACGTATATATCTATGTTCAATATTAGTAATGCCATGATTCCTAAATGCAGTTTCCATTTTTTCAATATTATTAAACTGCTCAGGATAAACCATAAATCTTAATATTAAATTTTTTCGAGTATAACCGTTTTTAAAGTCTTTATGATTAAGTCCTTTTTCTTCTTGTTCTTTATTCCATGCCACACGCCAATCATCCAGTTCAATAAACTTTTCAATAAATTCATCAACCTTATCTGCCATGTGTTCAAAATGAAAACTAACTGTAATACTGTCTAGATATCGGAATAGCTCTTTTAAATATTTTGCAGTTCTACTTCCATTAGTAGTAATACTAATAAATCTTGCACCTTTTTCTTCTTTAATGTACTTACACAACTCCATAAACTTTGGATTCACAGTAGGCTCTCCACCTGTCAAACTCCAAAATACATTAGTGCCATGTTCTTCATAAACTACATCAACAAGACGCTTCATGTTTTCTAACGGAACGTGTGGACTATGATTATCGTGCAAATAATCTACACAATAACTGCAATCATAATTACATCTTTTTCCAATATACCAATCGACACTAAATGCGCCAGTTGGATTAAATTTAAAATAACTTGCTACTGGTTCCATTATAGTTTATCCTTTATAAACTTATCTCTTTTGTTTTCTTTACATACTTGCTCACATCTTGGAATTTTATTGTCTGACGTCCAACTGTTTTTAATATCAGTCCAAACTTTTCCGTTAATTGCTTGCTCTAAGCTAACATTTTTTAAATTAATATCTGTTAGATAATCTTGTTGTTCTAGTATGTCTTCAAATCTATCCTTTGGAATAGAAGATACAGAATATTCTAACATCTTTGCATTTAAATGACAGCATGGAATTACATTTCCCATATGATTTACAAAAATACGTTTTTGATTACCGTACTTGCAACTGATACAATTAGACTCTTCTACTTCAACTTTTTTATGTTTTACTCCGCCAGTATCTTTTCTATGACTAATGATCGTTTTAAATTCTTTAAAGCCTTCATTTGTTGCCATTTGTTTTGCAACTTCTAGTTGGTGTTCATTGTGTTCAAATACAATAAACTGCCAATTGGCTTTGCCGCCTGCTCCAATAAATGCTCTATAATTTTGCTGTACTTTTTTAAAATTAGAGCCTTCTCTATAAACTTCACTTAGTTCGTCGCTACCATCAATGCCCCATGTTACCTTATGGCTCGGCGGCATAATCTTTGCTAGTTTTTCCCACCATTGTGTAGTACGCAAACTACCATTGGTTGCAACATTAATATGACATCCCCATTCTGCAAAGTGTTCTACTATTTCATGAAACTGAGGATGACTGCAAGGTTCGTCCACACTGCCACAAAAATTGATAATCTTAATATTAGGAAACATTTCCTTTTGAAATCTTTGCTTAATAACTTCAAGATCTAAATAAGTTTTATTTAAAATTTGATCTGCATGTTTAGATATCACTCTAAAACAACCTTTGCACTTAATATTACAAAAGCTAGTAAGTTCAATATCAATCCATTCTAGTGTATCAGTTGTCCACATTATTCAAAGCACCACGGTAAGGTTGTTTTACTATCAGTTCCTCTTGCATTATCAAGTTCCAATAGATAGTTTTGCATTTTAATATTCTTTTCGTTGTCAAATTTATAATCTTTTAAAAATTCTTTTAATAAATCTATCGACGTTGTATCTTTAACTCTTTCAACTACTGATGGTTTTAAACTATTAATACTTAAATGAGAAGGCGTATTAAGTTTATGTATTTCCCATCGACCCCAATTTGATACTTTGTTGACTGTTTTATCTACATTTGGAAGATTCATTGCTTGAACTGTTATATTAAAATAAAAATCTTTAGTAATACTAGTTAGCTCTTTAACATTCTTAACAAAAGTTTCGTGCTTTGTAGGATACCTAATGATTTCATTAACTGTTCCCCATCCGTCTATACTAATTCCAAAGTTTAGTTTTTTAAAGCGTTTTAATATCTTTAATAACTTTGGTGTATTACTCACTGCATTAGTTTGAACTACAATCATTGTATTGTTACAATTCCAAGGGTGTTCTGATAATTTAGTAAGAAATGTTTGAACTGCTTTCATATAGAAAGGTTCGCCGCCTGCAATATAGATTTCTTCAGCAACGTTGATACAATTATCATAAATCCAGTCCCAGTCTAGCCCTTCTCTATCATTTTGTTCTAAATAAACTTTTCCATTATACTTTTCAAAAATTTCTAAGTCTTCTCCCCACTTAGAGCTATTGTAAGGATTACACATTGCACATTTTAAATTACATGTGAATCCTGGTCTAAGGTCCCATCTTAAAAGTTTTCCAGGAGATCCTCTTAATAAACTTTTTTGCCTCTTACTTTGTAAGCCTATTATTTCTTTAGATATACAACTTTGGCATTCAGGACGTTTCCAATCATCCTTAAATCCTTGTTGTATATTTTTAATAATAGGATTATCAACTAGTTCTTGAATGTTTTTTACTGCATTATATTCTGTTTGCTTAAAAAGGCAACATGGCGAAATAAGATATCCGCTACTCCGTTTATCTACATAAATGCTGTTTAGTGATTCTAAACACTTATAATCAGACATCTAAGATTTCCACATTAAAATGATTCTGTAGTGTGTCTTTGTAACTGTCTTTAAATTTACTTTTAGGTGCACATAATCCACAACTACATGTTTGTTTAGGACAAACAATTGTTGGCATTTTATTCATTGATAACTTTTCTTTAAGATCTGCAATAATCTTTTTACCTTCACTTATTTTACCTATTGGACCTCTTGTACCATCAAATCGTGCTTGACATGTTTGATGATGGAATACCTGATCTGTCTGTTGTTCTAAATGTAGGAAAAACCAATTTACACTACAATGCCAACCTTTAAACTCTCGCATGTTAACAAAGGTACTTTTGCGACTTTCGCCGCCAGCACTACTTAGACACATCTCTCGCATACCACAACATGGTCTTCCGATACTACTTCCTAAAACTTTTGTTGCTTCATTTTTCTTTTCGCCTGCGGCACTTAATACTTTTGATACTTCTTCTTCATCATTTAGTTTAGCATTTTTATATTTCCAATAATTTTTAATGTAATCTAATTGATCTGGTGTGTACTCATGAGCAAAAGTTGCTTTACTGTCAGGTTCTTCTCCAATAACCCTTGGAACATATTTACAACCAAGTGTGTCTAACCATTTGCACAATTCTTTACATTCGTCAAATTGTTGAGCATGAAACATAACATTAACATTCATTCGAAAGTCTTTAGGATATTTTATTTCTGCTTCACGAAATTGTTTAATTCTATCCTTAACTTGCTGTCGTAATTTATCATCCGATTCAGTATGATAGCTAACTGTTACATGTTGTATATTTTCGATAACTGCTTCAGCCATTTTTTCACTCATAGCCCCGTTAGTAGTTAATCCTATATTGGCATCCCATTTATGAGAATACTTTTTATAATATTCGTCATTTAAATATTTTACAAAAGGAATAAAATTAGGATTTACTGTAGGTTCGCCGCCTGTAAAACTAATACTTGCTAATTTATTATTTCTATACTGCATATAGGTATCAATGTATTCAAACAAAAAGTCAGTATTAGATTTAAGATCGTCTAATGATGCGTGAGGACTAAAATTGTCATGCCTATGAGCAGGGCAATAACTACAATCATAATTGCAACGTCGGCCTAAATCCCAAGTAATTTGGAAAATATTTCCTGATAATAAATCTATAGTGTCAAAACTCATACTAATTCTTTCTCAGTTAATTTTTTAAAAAGCCATTGTGCTTCCCATTTAT